GTACGTTGAGCGGCTCCCGCTGCCGGACATTGCAGCACAGACACATTACAGCCGGACGGCGATAGGCTACCGGCTGAAAAGCATTGAAAAAATGCTGGATATGTAAAAATCCCCCACTTTATTGAAGTCCTGCGTGCCACGCGGGGTACTTTGTAGGCAAAGCGGGGGATTTTTGTTTTATTCGCACTAGTTTTGCCGAAACGCTTGTCTTGCAAGTCAAAATGTGATACTTTATTTTCGCTTCCAATGTGAGGCCCTTAACAGTTAAGCGCTCATGCGGATTTTTCCGTGTGGGTGCTTTTCTTTTTTTTGTCTTTCGTTTGGCGTTCGTTGTCTTTCGTTTTCTGCCGATGCGGTACACTGGGAGCACAAGGAGGGATGTTTTATGAGCTATTATCCGGCACCCGGAGCGCCCTACGTTCCACAGCAGCCTGTCAATCCTTACGGTGGCATGGGCACAGTTGGGCTTGCCACTCCCCTGCCCAACACGCAGATGCAACAGGCACAACCGCAGCGTCCGCAGCCGATGAATGGGCAACAGCCTGTTCAGCAGTCGGCACAAGATGGCGGTTGGTTGCTTGGCAGACCTGTGTCCAGCAGGGAAGAATTTCTGGCGATACCGTCTGATCTGTACGGAAGATGGACGTATTGCCCGGATTTGCGTAGTGGGGTCATCTACTGCAAACGTCTGAACCCAAACACTTGTGAATCTGACGTGTTAGAGTTTTACAGCCCGGAAGCATGGCGGCAAATGCAAGCACAACAGGCACAGCATACCGCTGCACCGACACAGCAGTATGTGCCTGTTGAAGAGTATAACACCCTTGTGCATCGGCTGGATGAACTGGAAAAATGGCAGAAGAGCTTTTCGAAACCCACTGCCGCAGCGAAGAAAGGAGAATAAGCGATGTCCTCTCCGTTTGACATGATTACTCACAGTCCCATCATGCAGCTTGCAAATCTGGCTCGCGCCGGACAAAATCCGATGGGTCTTATCCAGCAGCTGGGTGGGCAGAGCGCCCCCATCATGCAGGGCTTGAACCTGATTCAGGGTAAGAACGAAGCACAGCTCCGAACGATGGCGCAGAACCTCGCCAAAGAGCGCGGCATCGACCTGAACCAGCTGGCAAGCGTCCTGAATTTGACGCTGCCCCGATAACGCATCCCTCTAAGCGAAACGCTTCTCAGTTTTGCGGACTTGACAAAAACCGCTTTTGTTTGGCTTCGCCCATCGCATACGGCGGTGGGATAGCATATGCAAAACTGAAAGGAGTTTTGTTATGGACGATTTTGCAACTGGCTATCTGGCCGGGCAGGACGGCGGCAATAACAACAACGGATTCTTCGGCAACGAAGGTCTGTGGGCTGTCATCATCCTTGCTATCATCTTCGGCTGGGGCACGAACGGCTATGGCCGGAACGGCGGCGACAACGGCATGAACGCCTACATCCCCTATCTGGTCGGCACTGGCGCAACCGGGCAGGGCGGTAACGACACCCGCGCGGCTCTGTCTGAGGGTTTCTACCAGCAGGATACCTCCCGTTCTCTGGCGGGCATCCAGAGCGGTATCTGCTCTCTGGGCTATGACCAGCTGGCGCAGATCAATGGCATCAACGCCAACATTGCGAACGGCTTTGCGGGCGTGAACGGTGCCATCTGTCAGCTTGGCTACCAGAACGCACAGCTCGTGAACGGCCTGGAACGCAGCGTGTCCAACGGTGACAACGCCATTAGCCTTGCTATCATGCAGGAGGGCAACGCACGGCAGGCTGGTCAGACTGCTCTTGCCACGCAGCTTGCATCTTGCTGCTGCGAGAACAAACAGCTGATCGGCGACCTGAAGTACACCATCGCAACGGAGGACTGCGCTACCCGTCAGGCTATCGCAGACAACGCCCGCGCTATCGTGGACAACTGCAACGCCAACTTCCGCAGCATGATGGACTACTTCACGCAGGATAAGATCGCCACTCTGACCGCTGAGAACCAGAGCCTCAAGTTCGCGGCTTCTCAGGATCGTCAGAATGCGCTTCTGACCACCGTGATGTCTCAGCAGACCGATACCATCCTGAACCGGGTCAATCCTCGTCCGATTCCCGCTTATCAGGTGGCGAACCCCAACGTGGGCGTAAACTGCTGCGGCTGCTGCTAACCAAACACTCCCCGATAAAACCGGGTGAACCATCGGGGCAGGGGTAAGACACCTCTGCCCCTGATTTTTTAGGAGGAAAACATTATGGCTTGCAAAACAAGCTGCAAACTCTGCCCGCACTTGATCATCAGTCAGGCGGTCACGTTCGCCAATGACACACTGACCATCAATATCCCTGCTGGCTCTTACGCAGCGGGAGAAAAATATTGTCTGGTCATTGCTCAGGCTTTGCCGGACACGACCACTATCAACGCTCCTGTGGTCATTACCATCGGCACAGGTACAACCGCATACCCTCTGACCGACTGCAACTGCGCTCAGGCAACTGCCGAGAGCATCCACACTCGCACCCGCTATGCTACCCGCGTGGCAACTTCTGCGACCGGCACCGGCACGTTCAAGTATCTTGGCTGCTTTTGCCGTTCCCACGCCGGCGCGCCCGCGTCCATTTCTTGAGGAGGTATAGATTATGGGCAAGAACAATTTTCGCCGCATGATAATGCTCCGTGACCACGACAAAGACCGTGAGCCGGAACGCGACCGCCTTGAGGAAGAGCGTGACCGCAGGGAACGTGAGTTGGAACGCCGTCTGCGTAAGTTGGAAGGTGGCAACGACCGCTATCCCTATTATCCGCAGGAGGAGAACCGCTACATCGACCCCTACCCTATCCCCCGCTACCCTGACGTAGAGAATGGGCGCAGAATGCCGCAAATCGGCTTTTCTCAGCATGGCGATTGGGACAATCGGTCTGGGCAGTATGAGCATGGCGGTGCAGACAGCCGCTCCATCAAGATGCCCCGCCAGCACCTCACCCACGATGAAGCGGAAGAATGGTGCGACAGCATGGTAAACGCTGACGGCACAAAGGGCTGTCACTGGACGCTGGAGCAAACGCAGGACGTTGCGAAACAGCGCAATATCACCTGTGACCCGAACGATTTCTGGGCTGTCATGAACATGATGTACTCTGATTATTGTCAGGTCGCAAAGCGTCAGTCCGTTGACACTCCGGGCTTCTACGCTGACATGGCAAAGGCGTTCCTTGAGGACGCAGATGCCGCAGATGGCAAGGCATATCTCTACTGGGATTGCATTGCCGATAAGTAAAACAGAACCCCTGTGCGGTCGCTGTAGCCACACAGGGGTTCTGTTATTTTAACTTTAGAACTTAGTTTTTATCGTTTTGCTTAATTTCTTCTTTAACCACAATGTACGGAATGTTCTCCAAAGATGATCTAAGTAACGCAATCACCGCTCTTCCAGATTTTCCGTCTGCCAGTTTTGATACATCTTTTAGCTTTTTTAAGACATCTTCTCGCTTCACATACTTACCCATTATGATTCTCCTTAAAACTCATCATTTCAAATACTGCGCCGGAGCGTCTTTCATAAGAAGTAAAACAATTTGACCGTATCGTTTATGTGCTTCTTCCGTAACGACACATTCCAACATTCTCACATTAGAAAACTGTAAGTTTTCTGCAAGAATTTTTAGTGCTGAAGTTGACTCCAACACTCCATTTCCACTCTTAAACTCGTAAATACTCTTACACAACGCAATCAAGTCATTGTCGCTAACATGAGTGATATAGTTGTTCATTTCTCCGTAAGTCACAATATTCTCCTTAATTCTCTGCCTTTACCAAATTATTCTTTTGTAGCGTCCAGAAGCATCTTGGCAAGTTCTTTCGCTTGTTTTACTGTAAGATGAACCTCTTGGCATTCAACGTCAACGAAAAATACGACACGATTTGTCTCTTTTTCTTTGTGGATACTAAAGTTCACTGGACTGCCGTATTCGTCGGATGCTTCTAAGCATTTATAGTTTAATTTCATTACGAACCCTCCTAAATGATTAGTTTTAGTAAACATCAGTCATTCCAATCCAGAAAATATCCGTTGTACTTAAATTCTTTTGCGATATTTGCGGCTTTGGAAAGTTTTTCTGCAAACACTGCTGCTTCCTCAAAATCCATCATCACTCCCGGAATTGCAATTTTCACCTTCATTGGGGTATCAATTCCGTCCCCGTCTTGAATAAGTTCAATATCCGTTCCATAAAGCTTCTTTTTGGCTTCGAAATATTCTTTATCAAACTCTCGATGATTTACAATCTTCATTGTTCAACCCTTAAATCTCAGCTTTTATCGTCAATCCTCCAAGAAATCCTCCAATTCAATCTTCCCCTCTGCTGCTGCGACCGCCAGAGCGTACACAAACTGTCCAATCGTCATGCCGTGCCGCCGTGCTTCACGGTTGATATACTTGCGCTCTTCCTCGCTCATAAGGATGGTAATGCGCTTTGAACGCTTGCCATCACCGCTTGCAACGCCCTGATGCGATTCCGGCATCGGGATTTTTTTCTTTGTCAAGCCAGCTTCTGCTAGTGCGCTGGGAACATCGCCTTGTTCGATAAGACGTTGAACTTCCTTCGCCTGTTTCAGCTTCTTCGGCTTACTTTCGCTGATTACGGCATTGTTTGGCTGTGTTTCGCTGCCTTTGGCTTGCTTCGGCTTAATATTGCTTAACTGTGCTTCATTAGGCTGTGCATGGCTGTCTGTGGCTTCACTGGGCTTAATCGGTGCTTGTTCGGCTTCGTTCGGCTTTGCTTGGCTTACTTCTTCTTCCTTTGGCTCACTTCGGCTTAATGTCTGTTCCGAAAAAATAGGCTGGAAATCAAACCCGCCAAGCAAGCCTGTGGATTTTTTGCTGGTTGATTTCATTCCTCTTCCTCCCAATCTTCATCTTCGAGGTCTGGTACAGCCGGTAAAGACTTCCAATGTGTAATGTTGTGCAATTTCCCATCTTTGCCTATCCACTTTTTAAGACCTCTTTCGTATCTTACGATTTCTACATCGTATTCGTCTTCACTAAATCCAATAACGTATTTGTTTGATTCATTTGGAAGTTTGTGCTTCGACTGCGCCCACTGATTCTCGGAAAGCTTTTCTTTCAGTTTTTCACAGTATTTTTTAGCGAGGTATTGCTGAGAATTATATGCAAGCTCTTTTTCTTCATCCGACAATTCATTAAATGAAACACCAAGATCTAAGAAATAAACCCGTCTTATATCTTCGATGCACGTCATTCCTACAAGGTGCGGGTATATATCATTCATTTTTATCCCCCTCTACAATTTTTTGCGCCAACGCCTTGAAATCCTCTGCGCTGGTACTCTTTGCCGTGTCACCGCTAAACAGGCTGTGCCGCTCTGCCTGCGCCTTACGAACGCCCATAGACGGTCTAATCTTTACGTCCAGCAATGTTGTCCCCATGCTCTGTGCAATCATAGGAAGCTGCTCCACAACCTCTTTGGACAGGTTCTCACGGCTCTTATACTGGTTCAGAAGCAAACCTTCAATCTTCAAAGTCGGATTGAAGTATCTGCGAACATCGCCGATGGTCTGCGAAAGCTGGCTCAAACCAGCCAGTGCGTATCGGTCTGCTGTGATGGGCACGATGATGCTGTTGGCGGCGATCAGTGCGTTCACAAGCGCAAGACCAAGCTGCGGGGGAGTGTCCAGCACAATGTAATCATACTGCGCAGAAACACTTTCAAGGGCTTCTCGCAGTCGGAAGTTCTTACCCATGTCCCGGACAAGCTGCTCGTCAATGCCCTTCAATGCGTTATCAGACGGCAGAATGTCACCAGCTTCACAGTGCTGGATTCCTTCCTCTGCTGTTCCTTGCCGGGTCATCACATCAAACAGGGTGCATACGTCCTCTATCTGCGCTCTGTAGGTGTCTGTTGCGTTGCACTGAGCATCGCAGTCCACCAGCAGGACTTTCTTGCCGAGCAACTGCAACGCACCAGCCAGACAGGTACTTGTGGTGGTCTTGCCTGCGCCACCCTTCTGGTTGGCGACAGCTATGATTTTTGCCATTTTATCACTCTTTCTTTTATTTGATGCGTCTGATTATTTTGCAGCATGCTTTCTCATTGCTATGTCAATCTTTTTAACGCCAAGGGGAAGCATCTGACGATGGCTGACTTCAGGCATATCTTTGTTCGTCATCATATCTTTAAGAATTTTACGAGAATTGGTCATATATGCGCCGCAAAGTGCGCACCAATTATAAAATCCGTTTTGAACTGTAAACATTTTGCAGCCAGAACATTCGTAATAGCCGTATTCATTGCCATCTTCGTCTGTTTTTCTACAATATACCCACTTTGCCGTTTTTCTTTCGGGCTTTGGAATCTCAACGCTCATGTTTTGCCTCCATTCACTGCTTCGATTTCATAAAACGCAGGAAGATATTTGTCAATCGCACCTTCTTTCTTCAAGCTGCCGATCAGATACCGCTTCGGGTGGTCAGGCCAAGGGTCACGATTGATTGAAAGAATATCTGCACATGCAGCCTTTACAATGTCGTAGACTGCATCTCTTCGCTTTGGTAGCTTGATAGATGGATGCTCTTCCATCATCTTTACCTCAACTACCTTTGCAACCTCGATACACTCTTGAACCGACAGCGCATCACATACAGACCAATCGTATCCATCATATCCGCTTGTGCGGGGTTTCCTGCTTTCTTTTTTCTCGCTCGGCTTGGAATTTACCGTGCTATCCTTAACCTCGCTAAAATCGGCATCTATGGCGGGCTGGTTGGACTTGTATGCGAATCGGAACTCAACAGCTACAACCTTTCGACCCATGCAAATCTTCTCGAAGTCTACGACAATATCCGAAACATTGCTAATTTCCTCTACTGCTGGTTCGAGCACTCTGCGCCGTAAAGCCCGAAAGTCGTCATAACTTGGGTCGTTTGCTCCTATATGGTCACGTAACTGCTTCAAGCCAATCTTGTTCGATGACAATGAGTGGTTCATCCAATCACGAATCATGCTGTACATCAGAATAGACGCTTGCTGCTTCATCCCGATCGTATAGCGCAGGCGATATTTGACGTAGCCGCTTCTTGCAATATCGAAAAACACAGGCCGTAAGTCAGGATTGCAGTTGATTGAAACATCATAGGACAAGGATTCCCGATTGAACTTAACCTCTGCCTTTGTGAACAGTGGATACATCACATATTCCGTTCCATCTGCATTCAGTGGTACTGAAACCACGTTGCCCAAAAAGTGCTTAACTTGCGACTTCAAGTTCTTTGAATTGAGCTTCAAATCCAGCAGCTTGCAATATTCAGCCAGCGTAAACGACACGTTAGAGCTTTCTGGGTCTCTCGGATTGATACGGCTCAGATAGACCTCAAGCAGCCGAAGCTCGCCTGCTGTGTAGTCCGTAAACTTCGCCCAAACCAATGCCTTGCTCTTTTCGACAAGATTGTTTCCTGTCAATTCTGGCATTGCATCACCTCATTTCTTCTACCCTATTATACCACTGCATCGTGTACACGTCAATGATTCTGTACACAATTATTTTTCAACAATCGACTTCCACATTCTGTACACGACGCTCCACTTTTTGTACACGATACACTCCACTTCTTGTACACGTTCCTCCACTTTATGTACACAATGCTCCACTTTTTGTACACGTTCTTACTATATATATAAACAAGAGATAAACAAGAGATAAATAATCATCATCAAATAGTGACGACAATAAATTTTCAACAATTTCTTCTCTTCAACGGGCAGATTGTGGAAAACGACAACTTCTTTTGCTGAATAAAAAAACGTCCATCAAGCCCTATAATCTACCTGACGGTTCTATCGTGTACAGAAAATGGAGCGCAATTACATCAATAGGGGACGAATTGACAAGTCACGCTTTGACGAACGAAAATTTCACGCGAGTTCGTTAATTACATCCGCAAAAATCCACCATTTACGACTCTATGGGGGACAAAATGACAACCCAAAACTATATTTATAACAGGTCTATTGTGTACAAAAAGTGGAACACGTCCCCCTGTATACCGTAAAAACTTCGATAATTCGACAATCAGCGCAAAATGTTTTCTTCGTTGATGGTATAAGAATCGTTTCGCTTCATGGCCGAAGCTTCCCCACAGTCCTGTGCCTGATATAAAATCTGCATATTAGGCTGTGTTCCGTCTGGGTCTGGGTCGGTTTTGGTGGCCTGTGCCATCTCATAATGTCCTGTGACGGTGCGGCAGACGGACACACGATCACGCAAAGTCGTGTGAAGGTTGGCTACCATTTCGCACAGAACGGCAAGGTAATCTGAGCCGTGATTGCCGTAGATCAGATAGCACAGCAGGTCGATTTCTTGCGGATGGGCTTCTTTGATATGCTCTATCAGCGTATCTCTCTTTCTCTCGGTGCTGGCATCGCCAGCCAGACTTTCCAATAATCCGGGATGCAAACAGGTGTCTATGTACGGTTTGGCCGCAACACCGCAGCACACGAACCACTTTATGATAGTAGGAGCATCTGGGGTCATTGTCCCTTGCTCGTAACGAAAAATGGATGTTCGGCCTATACCCATTTTGTCTGCAAGCTTCTGTTGGCTAAGTCCGGATTCTGCTCTTGCCATCTCTAACGCTTTTGCCACTCGTATCCTATAATCATCCATAAATACCCCTCTTTCGACAAAATGATATAAAATCAAAGAAATTTAACTGATATATTGTTCAAAATGTGAAACAATAATTGAAAAAATTCGCTGTTTCATTGAAACAGCGAGATGTGGTATAACTGTATTGTCAAAAATTTCCAAAGAGAAAGGAAATGCAAAATGAAAGAAACTGTAATCTGGAACCATGAACGTATGCTAATCATCGACGGAATGCCTGCCAGCGTTCCCGATGGGAAGCCACACACACCTGAACCGTGGGAGGAAAGCTAATGAACCGAACTGTAGATACTCTGATTATCCCATACGCCCGCAGACGGACGCTGGAGCTTGTCCTGAGCCTTTCGGGGTACGAAGCTGATAAAGATGCTTACCTCGAAGCAAAAGGCATCCTAGAACGCGCCGCAGCCGCCTTAGACGATGGGCGTGACCCGGCAGATAGCATCGAACGCATTGACGGACAGCTCGTAGAGCTGTGATTGGAGGAAAGATGGATAGGCACTGTCCCTTTTGACTTAAACGCTCATGGGTTTCCAGACGGAAGTTGTGGATGCACAGAAAATTTAGCATTTTTACACTATTTTCTAACTAGTTGTTAAAAACGCCTTGAACTTACAATAAAATGATGTAAAATGGGTTCAAACAAACATCCGCACTTACTGATCGGGAGGATATGCCACAATGAGCGAGCAGGAAAGAGCCAAGATTGACCAGTTTATCACATGGTTGCTGGAACACCCAGAAAAGATTCCAGTAGCAGAACAAGCGCTAAACCTAAAGTAACAGAAAACCCCTTGCGCAGAGCTACACCAGCCCGGCACAGGGGTTTTTATTTTACCGGGCATGAACGTCACATCTTCTCGATTAAGTTCATCAGCGCTTCACGCTGTTCCTTCGGCATAGATTCAAGCTTTTTTCTAATCCGCTCCACTGCTGCATCGACTTCGCTTTGCGGCTGCTGGGGCGGGTTTTCTTTTTGGTTGCCAGTGAGTTCCTCAACCGTAACACCTAGTGCGTTGGCTACTGGCAAAAGCATTTCATCTGGAAAATCTCTGTCGGTAGTCAGCATTTGAGAGATATAACCTCTGCTTTTTCCGATTTCTCTGCACACAAAGGATATATTCACACCTTTATCGGCAGCGATTTTCTTAGCTCGCTCCACATTGCGCATAGAAAAAGACCTCTCTTTTTGTGCAAATAGCCAAATGTTCACAGAATTGAAGATTGGCTATTGAAAAATAGTCACTTGGCTAGTATAATATGAAGCACAGGGCAAACAAAAACCAAGACCCCTGACAAATTTATCGGGAAGTCGCTGGAAAATGTTCACTTTGTACCTCGCAACTACATAGTAGCATATTTTCTAGTAAAATGCAAGCCCAGAAAGGAGAATGGCTAGTGAATCTTTCTAAAATCGACGAGTTTCGCAAGTTACATGGTCTGTCTCGTACTGACTTGGAATTAGCCGCTGGTTTAAGCAACGGCGCACTGGGCAAGTGGGAACGCTCCGCAAATGGGCCGAGCATTCGACAGCTTGTGAAAGTCGCTGATTACTTCCGCGTGTCGGTGGACGCTCTTCTTGTAAGAGATAAGCAGTAAATCATAAGAAAGGGTTAAAAATGAACGACATTATCTTATCTATGCAGAATGGCGAGCCTGTGGTTTCCAGCCGTCAGATTGCAGAGAGCTTCGAGAAGCGTCATGACCATGTGATGCGTGACATCGAAGACATTGTGAGGGGTCTCCCCAAAAATGGGGACACCCCCATGTTCTTCAAGACCGAGTACACCCACGAGCAGAACGGCCAGAGCTACCCCATGTATCTGATGAACCGTGACGGCTTTACACTGCTGGCGATGGGTTTCACCGGAAAGGCTGCTCTTGAGTGGAAGCTGAAGTACATTGCAGCGTTCAACGAGATGGAGAAGAAGCTGGCTGACCAGCCGCAGCTTACCCGCTCACAGCTCCTTGCAACTGCGCTGATCGCAGCGCACGAAGAGCTGGAAGAGAAGGACAAACGGATTGCAGAGCTGACACCGGATGCAGAGTTTGCCAGGGCCGTGTGTATTGCAGACAACTGCCGGACAGCCACCAGCATCGCAAAGGACTACGGTTTGACTGCTGAAAAGCTGAACAAGCTGCTTTACAGCCAGCGAGTCCAGTACAAAGACAGCGATGGTCAGTGGGTGCTGTACAAACCCTATCAGGGTAAGGGCTACACCAAGAACCGCAAGGGCAAGGCCATTCAGCGCTCTAACGGCAAGACTTACATTCCAAATACAACGGTCTGGACGGTCGAGGGTGAAAAGCTCATCCATGAGCAACTCAAGAAGCTTGGCATCACGCCGAGAATCGAGATCAGGGCTGTTGCAGAACAGCAAGATTTCGGAGGATGGGAGGACTGAACATGGAGAAGATTATCACCTTGAAGGTAGACCTTGAATACCCAGAAGAAGCCAAGTTTGCCATTGACGCTGCGGCCAAGACCTACTCGGATTTCAAGCGTGAACAGGCGACAAGACGTTTTGTAGAAAATGGTTGTACGCCGGAAGATGCAAAGAAAATCGCAAAGTTTATCCAGTTTCTTGACCAGTGTTTTTCTGAACACAATGAAAGAGCCTTAAGAAAGGCAAGTGAAGTGGATGGAAATTAAATACTGTGAGCGCTGCGGTGTCTTTCTTGGCCTTGTAAATCCGTGCAAGAAATACTGTGAAGAATGTAAAATCATTGTTCGCAGAGAACGGCAGGCTCTTATAAAGAAAGGAATCAAGGCTAAGCCGGAACCGGCTTTATGCGCTTGGTGCAAGAAGCCAATGGTTCGGAAGGTCTGGTCTCAGAAGTATCACCCTGAATGTGCAGCAGATGCAAACAAGGCTTTGACCAAAAAGTACAAAGCCAAAAAGCAAAAAGAGCTGAATGAGCTAAAAGCATCTGGTGAGTTCAAAATTACTTGGGATGTGCAGGAGCCAGAACGTGCGAGACCTCAAAAGCACGAGCCTCCAAAGTATACCGTGCGACAGATGAACGATGCCGCAAAACGATACGGCATGAGCTACGGCCATTACAGTACTTTACTTGCACAGGAAAAGGTAGACCCTCCTGATGAACGGTAAATACTACGGCCAGCGTGAAATCCGCTGGCACAGCCGGGAGAAGGAACGGCTGGAACGCATCCAACGTAAGCGAAGGATGGAGAACGATGAAGAAAGCAATAAGCAACTTCAACAAAAGCAGTCCGTGGAAGAAGCGCTGGCAAAAGCGTGAATCTTTAAGACTGGAACATATCGAGAAAGAAAGAGTAAGCAAAAATGAAAAAAATCAAAGTCAGAATCACATTCACCGAAGCGGTTCTCGGCACATGGCCTAGCAACCAGAATATCGCGCGAGAGTTCATCGCCAGCAAGTCACCTGATGCAAATACTATCGAGGACGAAGTGGCCGCTTTGGGCGCTGATGCTGTGGCAGATAAGGGCATGACCGTGTTCCCTCGCAACGAGAACGGCGAACCCATCCTGTATGACTACCAGATCAAGGGCTTCTTCAAGGATTCTTGCGGTATGCTGGGTCGTATCGGCGGCAAGACTGAAACCGGTAAGAAGAAAGCCGTGAACGAAAGCGGAAAGCTGACGGGCTACAAGAAGGTCATTGATGGTCTGATTTTTGTTCAGCCCCGCATGATCCCCATTCATGTGAACGGTAAGATTACCGAGTGCCAGCGTCCGCTTCGCGCACAGACCGCGCAGGGCGAACGTGTAAGCCTTGCCAACAGCGAGCAGATTCCCGCTGGCTCGACCTGCGAGTTCGAGGTCATGCTTCTGGACGATTCTCACGAGAAGGTCGTGCGTGAGTGGCTGGACTACGGTGCTCTGCGTGGCATCGGCCAGTGGCGCAACAGTTCTAAAGGGCGCTTTGCTTATGAAATCCTTAATTAACCGCTATGGCAGGGCGGGGCTGTGCTGCACTCGGCGTGGAACGGCAACGGCATAGTGACGATTGGCTCAGAAATGCTAATGCAACGCTTAGAGACGAAGAGACTTGAGAGGCAACGGCGATGCGCTGATTTGACGAGACTTGCAAAGGCTATGGATGCAAGGCGTAGCTTTGATAAGCAAAGGCAAAGAATAGAAACGATAGGCTAAGGCATTGAGTAGCTAGGAGCAGAAAAGCAAAGGCAAGGCGATTCACCGAAAAGCAACGGCAAAGCATGGTATAGCCGTGATTTGCAATGGCAAAAACGAAAGGAGATAAAGTGAAAGCACTGATTGAAGTTGCCCTGATGTGGGGCATAGCACTGGCGGTGGTTTTGGCGGTATTTCTGCTGAACTTCTGGATGGTGCATCACATCGGTATTCTGGTAGGCGCATCAGCTGCCCGTGGAATCATCACGGTATCTGTGGCAATGGCTACGGCATGGATACTGAGTTTTGGAGGTAATAAGAGTGAAAAGCCTGAAAGCTAATGTCCTTTGCACGCTTGGAATCGCGTTAGCAATCTTTTCGGTAGGATGTGGCGATGCAATCCAGAAAAGCCAAAGCGTAGTAGCAATGTTTGGGTACGTTTTCCTTTCGTGTAGCTTCCTCGCCGCAGCACTCGTCTTGTGTGCCATTGGGGTCAGCTCTGAAAATGAACGTATTGAACAGGGAAATCGCAAAGTAAAACGCATTCCTCACCACACCAACGAGTGGAGGGATGCACGATGAAATGCCCGATGTGCGGTAGCGACAACATCACAACAGTTGACAGCCGGCCTGAACACGACAGCATCACTCGACGCAAGAAGTGTCTTGTATGTAACTACCGGTGGTCTACCATCGAAATCGACAAAGACCAGTGGCACAGTGCATTGCAAATCAAAGAGGAACGTAAGAGAGGGAGACCAAAAGATGATTAACCTTGACAGATTCGGAGGAATAAACGAGCCAGAGGACGGCGTGTACTTTATGACCAACGAGCAGATGACAGAAGCCAAAGAAGCTGACCGACTGACTGAGATTGAGGACTTGCAGTCTGAAATCGAGGACAGGGAAGCAGAGTTGAAAGAACTCCGTGCGCAGTTGGTAGAACTGATGGCTGGCTGATTTTGTACAGCCAAGTTAAGCCAAAGTAAGAACAATGAAGCCTAATGAAGCCTAAGAAAGGAAACGTATGGACAACAGCAAAATCCATGAAGCTCTGATGGCTGTTCAGTCAGAGCTGAAAGCCCCGAAGGGGCAGATGAACAAATTCGGTGGATACAAGTACCGCTCGTGCGAGGACATTCTCGAAGCGGTCAAGCCAATCTTGAAAGCGCATAGCCTTGTGCTGCGGCTTTCCGACAAGCCTGTTATCGTTGATAGCTGGCATTATATCGAAGCCACTGCAACGGTTGAATCGCAGGATGGTGCCACCTACACGGTGACTGCATACGCTCGTGAGCCTGAATTTAAGAAGGGCATGGACGATTCACAGATTACCGGCACTGCAAGCAGCTACGCTAGAAAGTACGCTCTGAACGGTCTGTTTTGCATTGACGATACAAAAGACGCTGACACGGATGAGTACCAGAAGCAGACCGCAAGCAGGGCAAGCAAGCCTGCGCAAAAGCAAGCGGAAGCGGAAACCATCCCCCCATGCGCTTGCTGCGGAAAGCAGTTGCAGCCTATTCAGTACAACAACCGCACCGTCACTCCGCTGGAAACTGCAAGAAGCACGAAGAAACGATTTGGGCGCGTCCTGTGTTGGGAATGCGCTCAGAAACAGCCGAAGGAGGGCTAAACAATGCTTAACTCTATTGCAATTCAGGGGCGTCTGGTTCACACGCCCGAAGCTAAGGTCACGAAGTCCGGCAAGGATGTTTGCACGTTCAGCATTGCTTGTGACCGTCAGAGTGGCGGTCAGAAGGAAACCGACTTTTTTAACTGCACCGCATTTGGCAATACGGCGTTGTTCGTTTCCAAGTGGTTTCAGAAGGGTAGCCTGATTCTGGTGACTGGTAGCATCCAGACCCGGGAATATATCGACAAGCAGGGGAACAACCGCACCGCAACGGAAATCATGGCGAACAAGGTTGACTTCTGCGGTGGCAAGTCTGACAGCAAGCCCGCCGATCGGGCGCAGGATGCACAGCAGAACTACTCTCAGGGCGGCACGGACGACTTCTCTGTGATTGATGACAATTCTGATCTCCCTTTTGACTAACGGTTACGCTACCGGAACAAAAGGCGAACCACCTACCTTATATAAAAGCTGCGCTATCTGGCTGGACGGGCGTTTGAAAAGATGAAACACTTGGGCGACATCACAAAGATTCACGGCGAACAGATAGAGCCCGTAGACTGCATCACGTTCGGAAGCCCGTGTCAGGACTTGTCCATTGCAGGACGCAGAGCCGGACTTGCCGGGGGACGGTCGGGGCTTTTTGTTGAAGCCGTGCGAATCATCAAGGAAATGAGGAAAGCGACAAATGGAATGTACCCAACTTTCGCTATTTGGGAAAATGTACCAGGAGCGTTCAGTTCCAACGGCGGAGAGGACTTCCGTGTCGTGCTGGAAGAGCTTGCCCGCGTGGAACAACCAGACGCTTCAATTCCTAGACCTCCGATGGGGGGCAGATGGAGCAAAGCCGGAGCAATCGCCGGAAACGGATGGAGCTTGGCTTGGCGACAGCTTGACGCTCAATATTGGGGAGTCCCCCAACGCCGAAAGAGAATCGCTCTTGTCGTGGATTTTGGAGGTCAACGCGCCGGAGAAATATTATTTGAGCGCACGAGCCTGTCAAGGCATCCTGATCCGTGCATCCCGACGTGGAAAGAAACTGCCGGACTTGCTGCAAACCGCCATGCTGGAAATGATCGAATGGTGGGAGCCGGGCGCGGCCGCAAAGGCGATGGAGATGCTGATTGCAGAAGAACAGAAACGGATAAGACGAGATAAGCTGACTGCTCTGAACGAGAGGAAGGAACGGATAAGAGAGAAAGCAGAGAAGCAGCTGCGTACTCTCTTAAAAATCCGCTCTGGCTGTGCCGGAGGAGGAAAGGGCGCACTTGTGCAAACAGAAAAAGTCGGGACGCTATCGACGCTCCAAGACGGATAGCAAAGGAAAGAAGCACAAATACGCTGACAGCCCACGGTATAAGGCTCTGGGCAACTCCATAGCTCTGCCGCAGTGGTTTTGGCTGGTGCAGAGAATGCGCCCTTACCTGAAAGAAAAGCCTACGCTGGGTAGTCTATTCGATGGTCTGGGCGGTTTCCCTCTGGTCTGGCAAAGAGCATACGGCGAGGGAACCGCACGGTGGGCATCGGAAATCGAAGAGTTCCCGATGGCTGTAACAAAAAGGAGATTTGGCGAAGAATGATTACTTGTTGTCTCAACTGCACATCACGCCACCAAGCCTGCCACGACACTTGTGAGAAATACAAGGCAGAGAAGAAAGACTTCGAGGAACGCAAAGCATTCGTGTATGAGCTGAACCACAGTCAGAGCGTGTACCACCGTGACTACGAGGATAAGCACCAGGAACGTGGCAAGAAACGGTTTCTCGGAAGTGAATTTAGAGGTGAACGAGGATGAATAAAAGAAAGTATAAGCCGGGCAGTTACATCATTTCGCTTGATAAATTGATGAAGCAGGAGTTTGTTTACTGCGCTGGAAAACTTGTTCACAAAGGCTGGTTTGGTAGCTGGCAACTGCGATATGCAAATAGCGAACTTCTCCGACTGCGTATCAGAGAAGCCAAAGAAATCGAGGGTAACGAATGAGCACCGGCAAGCAGTTTGAAGCAGACTTCAAGGCATCCGTCCCATCCGATGCGTGGTGCTACCGCCTGAAGGATAGCGCCGCTACCTACTACGGCGGCAACGAGAACCTGTCCTTTTCCATCGACAACATCTGTGACTTCCTTGTGTACCGATACCCGATGAACCACCTGTTTGAGCTGAAAACCATCGAAACGCCCTCTATCCCTCTTGAAAAGGTGTTCGGCAAGTACGACAAGACAAAGTGCAAATACCGCAAAGAAAAGCATATCACTGACATGGTGGATGCAATGGGGTACAGCGGTCAGACCGCCCATGTGATAGTCAATTACAGGGCGGTCAACCGAACCTTTGCAATCCCTGCCAGCAAGGTTCTATCGTTCCGTTATAACGAGAGCCGCAAGAGCATCCCTTGGCAGTGGGCAGAACAAGAGGGGATAGAGGTAAAAGCAAAAAGGTTGCGTGTCCATTGGCGGTATGACGTTGATGAGCTGCTAAAGAGATTGGAGAAAGAGAATGAGCAGAGTTTTCAAATGTGACCGTTGCGGCGAAATTTTCAAAGAAAACGACGGTGCAGAGAGAATGGTTGAGGATGCAGAGGAAGAATGGGATGAGGTTGAGGAAAGAATGCAAAAACCTTATATCAATCCAAATTCTGTTAGCAACCATATACAAACAATCCACATGAGCAACTGCGGGACTGTAGACTGGCGCAACAACGACTATGACCTTTGCCCCTCTTGCATGGCTGCACTCAACGACTGGCTGAAAGGAGAACAGAAGTGAGCAAGAAGGTTTCAGACATCCTGCCTAAGACGGAAATCTTGGCGCAGTTGGCAGAAGAAGCATCCGAACTGGCACAGGCTGCGTTGAAGCTGCGCCGTGCGATGGACGGAACGAATCCGACACCGAAGAGCGTAGAGGAATGCCGAAAGGCGTTTGAAGAGGAATACGCAGACGTTATGGTGTGCATGGCCGCTCTTGATTTTTCGGATGACAGAAAAGCGTATGAGCGAATTGGAATTATTGCAAGCGAAAAATACTACCGTTGGCTCCATCGCCTTCAAGACAAGGAGCAGTCAGATGAATAAGCGCAGAAACCGTCCCTCGTCTGGCAAACAGGCGATGTCAACCAACCTCCGCAAAATCGCACGGCAGAATCAGTTGTACGGCTTCCGCATGGCTCTGGATGGCATCGCTGCCACATGGGGCGCACTGATTCAGAACCTTCGGTGCGATGCAGACCTGACCGATGAACAGGTGCAGAAAATCATCCGCATCGGAGACAGGTACTGGGAGATGGTCGGCAAATTCAAAGAAGAGGACATGCCCCCTGACGAGTTTGCAGATTACATCACCGCAAAGTCGGAGCAGGTTGAAAAAGAGCTGAGAGAAAGGTGGAGCTAATGGATAAGGAACAGCTTGCCATTGCACGTTTACAAGACGCTGCAAGGCTATCCGAGCATCGGTACAAGAAACCGCTCATGGTCACATACTCTGGCGGCAAGGATTCACAGGTGCTTGGATGGGTAGATGATGCCGGATTTGCGTTGGACGATAGACCGTATAACGTAGAAATTACGCACTGGACACCGCTACCCTGTGCTCCGGGTAAGGAGTAAAAATGCAAGAATGGATTGCGGTTGATAGCAGAACACCAGAAAAGTCTGGCGCATATTTAGTTGTCGTTCAAGGACTTTCTGTTAGATTTACTGATAGGGCGTTTTACGATGCAGAAACGAACATTTGGAAACGCCGCTCTTATTTATCACCAAAAACATGGGGCGTTACACATTGGATGCTACTCCCTGAACTGCCAAAGGAGGTCTGATACATGGCAACACCCCCGAAGCGTGGTCGTGGCAGACCGCCGCTGACCGAAGCTGAAAAGAAAAAGCGTGAGAAGCGGGCGCAAAAGGCGAAAGAAGAAGCCGCTGCGAAGCGTGAGAAAGAGCGAGAGAAGAAAAAGCAACAAATGCTTAACAAGCGGAAATCTATCCGCTCACAGGTGAGTAAAAAGGTGAAAGAACAGCAGGAGTTAGCGATCACGAGGTCTAAGATGCTGAATACAGGCGATTTGCAGTCGAGAATCGGTGACGAAGAGGACAAGAAGGTCATCGGCATGATTGCAGCCAAGTATTTTGGCGACCTTCCAAGCGTGGACATGAACAACCCGATTGAAGTGCAGCAACGTCTTGACTTTTTCTTTGACGCTTGCATCGAAGCCAGAATCTCCCCTGTGGTTGAATGGATTGCACTGGTGCTTGGCATCGAATGGGTGAGCCTGAAGCAGATTATGGCGGGCAAACGCCGTGATGATAGCTTGCAGCAGAAGTACATCTTGAAGCTGATTCTGCAAATGCAATCCATGTGGGCATACAACGGTATGTACGGTCAGGAGAACCCGGCAGAGTGGATTTTCCGAGCCAAGAACTATTTTGGTATGCGTGACAACGTGGAAGTCACCGTTGCACCGCCTGAACAGCCGTTGGGCGATGCCCAGAGCGCAGAACAGTTGGCTCAGAAGTACCAGACGGCTTTGCCGAAAGGGATTGACGTGGAGTACAGAGAGGTGACAAAAAATGAAACAACGGTTGGTTGACTTCTCCGACCCGATTCTTTCAGCGGTGCTGTTTATCTTGCTTAAAGACCGTACTACCGGCAAAAACATCATATGGGCGACAGAGCCACCGCCTGAACTAGGCGCAGGCTTTGCGGATGAAATCACGTTAGAACAAATCAAGAAGTGCCCGCCAGTGCCACGAGTTCTCAAGCGTCTGGATGAGCAGAAGCAAAGAACCAAAGCAAAAGCAGAGGTTTTCACTCCTTCTTGGGTTTGCGAAAATATGATAGACATAGGCGAAGAAAACGGTGCGATGCCCGATATGAAGAAAGAGCCTATTAAGTACATCCATTCAACAGTCCTTGAAATCACCTGCGGAGAAGCACCGTTCCTTGTGAACCGATACGACACGGTAACAGGCAAAAAGATTCCAGTACCAAAACGGAAAGGACTATTTGACCGCAAACTGAAATGTGTAAACAACTGGTTTGATTGGAATGTCTGGACATGGCACGATGTGGCAGAGGACGCAGCGACGACTACATACGGCTATGAGTGGCAAGGTGACAGTCTGTTGCTTGCAAGAGCAAATATGCTCCTGACATGGCGAGAGAACTTTAAGTGGCTGTTCGGCATAGAGCCTGACGCTGGGAAAGTTCGCAACATGGCTGCTATCATCTCATGGAACGTCTGGCAGATGGACGGTCTGAAAAAGACCGTACCCGGAACGGGCATTCCGTGCAAAATCAAAGACTGGAAAGCAGACAAAGAAATCCTGTTTAAGGACGTAATGTAACATGGCTGTTTTAATAATTATTGTTGGCATTGTGTTTACATCGACCCTGTTCTTCATCGGGTGGCTGATTGGCTACCCTATTTACAGAATATGCAAAAGAGAACCTGTGTTTTACGATTCAAATTATGCTCTCGGGTTGTGCTTGCCTTCGCTGGTTGTAGCTGTATGTAGCCTTATCATTCAGATTATGGCCATTATGGGTCAATGAGAGGTAAAAGTAATGCAGACTGACAGAGGAATCTACCACAAGCGAGTATGCGAACGCTGCGGAACGATACAGGAAGCCAAAACAATGAACCCTAACGAATACTTCAAGGACTAGGCATGGCGCAGGGACACAGGCGACCTGTGCCCGGAGTGCTATGCAGAGTATAAGCGAGTGATCGGGCGGTTCAACAGGGGAAAGAGAGGACAAAGAAGATGACAAGATGTTCTGTATGGCGTTGTAAGCAGTGTGGAGCGATTATCTACAATGCAAAAGATGCAAAAATTCCTGACAATGCGTTTGATGAACTTTTTGGCCTTGAGACTATTTGCAACAATTTAACGGGTTTTAGCCTGCCAACAGTCAAATGCACGCACAGATGCGACGCGCAGACCATCGGTCTGTGTGAGTTTATCGGTTGGAGGAAGCAAGAATGATTTACTGCACCACCGAACATTGCTCTTGCATGGGCATCAAGCAGTTCTCCGCTGGTAAGGCTATCCGATGCACAGCAGAATCCTGCAAGAACAAATCTGAGCCATCCTGCGGCTCTTGTAAATAGTACGCAGAGCCAGAGGGCGTGTGTGTAAACGACCAGTCGGAACACGTTGCAGACTTCGTGTGGGATGAACGTGGATGCAAGGAATGGGAGAAAAAAGAGAATGAGCTATGATATTTCACTTTGCGACCCTGTAACGCATGAAACGCTTAAAGCGGATAGCGTACATTTTATTGCAGGCGGCGTGAGAATTGTGGGTGGAACAGAAAAACTGATGTGCTACGTCACATGGAATTATAGAAAGTTCTATCGGCGTAATGATGTGCTCGGGAAAAAAGGAATTCGTTCTATCTACGGCAAGACGGGAGCTGAAAGCATCCCGATGCTGGAAAAGGCTATTGCCGCTTTGGGTGATGATACGGACGATGACGACTATTTGCACGCGACAGAAGGCAATGCAAAGCGTGCGCTGTATTGGCTGCTTGAATTTGCAAAAATGCGGCCAGACGGCGTGTGGGATGGTGATTGAATGAATAACACGATGTGGCACCCGGCAAGCGAAGTGCCGAAAGAACGAACGGAACCTTTGTTGCTTGCAACTAAGACAACGTGGCGTGATAAAGATGGAAAAATGTTGCAAGGAATCTCGCCGACAGCGTACTTTCTTGGCTGTTACGCAAACGGTCAGTTCTGGGATGAGATAGGCGAGAGACTGCCGAAAAATGTGACGGTGACGCATTGGATGGCGTTTCCGATGGTATAGGAGGGCTAAACATGACGAACAAGAAGTTTGGCATCATCGTTATGGACTTGAGCCTTTTCGACTTTGGGCCGAAGCCGCCTTGTGGATACATTAAGGCGAAGCATATCCGCCCAGTGTACGGCAAAGGCACAAGGCCTATCAAGGCACATAAGCGAATCACGAGAACAAGAGAGGGATTTAAGAAATGACGCTTGACGAAAAAATTGTGGTGTCCGCTTACACTGGATATTTGATGTGTGACTTCAACGAAGTTCGCAGGTACATTGAAAACCTGCTAGGCAGACCTGTATTTACACATGAGCTTGCGCTCGGCATGATTCAGGATGAAATCAAGGAGAAATCCAAAGATGATTTTCTGAAAATTTGTGCGGACAAGGAAGTCCGTCTTGGCTTGAAGAAAGGGTAAAAAATGGAAGAACTCAAAAGATGCCCGTTCTGCGGCGGAGAAGTTGCTATTGCCGAAACAAGTGACTGTTTGGCAAGATGGATGTTTATAGCAGGGAGAAACGACAGGAATGGATGCAAGTGTCGGGTATTCATGGAGAGCAAGCCATACAGCTTTGGTTATTCCGTAACCAAGAAAGAAAAGATTAAAAAAGACCTTATCGAAGCATGGAACAAACGCTACAAAGAGGATTAAGTATGGAGCAGGAACACAAGCCTAGAACATCAATGATTCTTCCGTTGGAACACGTTCATGCGATGGACGAATTGACAGACGAGGAATTTGGAGCATTCATCCGCAACTACGCACAGTACGTTGAGACCGGACTTGAGCCAACATACGGCAACGACCGTGCTATGCGAATGCTCTGGAAAGTCGTTAAGGCGTTCGATGATATGAACGCGCAAAAAATGGAAGAACGCGATAAGCGTAGACGAGAAGCAAACAAGAAAAATATAAACAAGCGTTGGAGCGATAAAAAATACGAAAGCATACCAATGGTATCACAGGATACGAATGGTATAAATGGTATACCAAACATACCAACTGATACGAATGGTAGCTTATCTGTATCTGATTCTGTATCTGAATCTGATAAAAAAGAAAAATGTGAAAAGAAAAATACCAACGAAGTCAAACGCTTCAAGGCTCCGACTATCGAACAAGCCAAAGCTTATTTTGCTGAAAAAGGCTACACGGAGCTGGAAGCAGAGCGGTTTGCTGACCACTTCACGGCAAATGGATGGAAGGTCGGCAAGTCGCCCATGAAGGACTGGAAAGCTGCTGCACGAAACTGGATGCGTAACGTGAAGGACTGGAACGGTGGCTATCAGCAGACAATGGCTGAATTGCCTGACGAGGGAGACTTTCTGCGGTGAATATTGAAAATCAGACCCAATACATCCTGCTGGGGGCAGTCCTCACGTTCTCGGAATACGCCGATGTGCTGCAAGACCTTAAAATTGACGATTTTTGCCCTGAACTGCGTGATACATTCGCTGCCATTCGTGGCTATTGGGAACACAATGACAAGTGGAACCCGGTAGAAGTCATGGGGCGGTACGATAACTGCAAGAAAGCAATGGGTGAATGCTTGGATGCTTTCGGCGCAGAGTTCATCCGCAACGTCACCCATGACATGATGCTTGGATGGGCAAGAATCGTCAAGGAACAGGCAGCGTTGTCCAGAGCCAGAGAGCTTGCGTTCAAAATCGTTGATGGCTCGACCAGATACGCAGACCTAACAGGCATTTATGAGCAGCTAGGCGAAGCTATCAACCTGCACAACGAAAGAAGCGATTTCATCCAGATGTGTGACGGCATAGACAATTATATCCGCAAGCTGGATAATAAGCCAGAGTATATCAGCACAGGACTTAGAGTGCTAGATAACAACTTACATCTTGTGCCGGGCAACTTCGTTGTGATCGGAGGTAGACCGTCTGCTGGCAAAACTGCTCTGTCCCTGCAACTTGCCTGTGAAATAGCCAAGAACGGGCGCAAGGTGGCGTATTTCAGCCTAGAGACAGACCCAGACACACTCTACGCTCGTATTATCGCAAACCAGCTAGGCGTACCGCTGCACACGGTCAAAAACAAGACCGTCAGCGTTAACGAACTTGACCGACTGGCAGCTATCAAGAAATACCCGCTATTCGTCCGCTCTGCCGCTGGTAAGAGCGTAGGATGGATTAGAACGCAGTCCATCAGGATGCAGGCAAAAGTAGTGTTCATCGACTATTTGCAGCTTGTCCATCAAGCCGGAGCGAAAGACCGATACAGTGCCGTCACGGAAATTAGCATGGCACTGCATGAGTTCGCACAGTCCACAGGAACACTGGTGGTGGCACTTGCACAGCTCAATCGAGAGACAGCAAGAACAGGCATTCCACCGACTGCCGCAGACCTGCGAGAGAGCGGACAGATCGAGCAGGACGCAGATGCAATCATTCTGCTGGCACAGAACGTGACCACAAAAAAGCGACCGGAGCAGCATTATCATTTTGCGCTTGAAAAGAACAAAGAGGGCAACGTAGGGTCACTGGACATCACGTTTCAGATGGAGACTCAGCAGTTCAAAGAATGCGTGTAGATGTAATGAGAGGAGAATAAACATGAAATACCGCAAGAAACCAGTTGTTATCGAAGCATTCAAGCTCAATGCACGAGGACTTGTTGGAGCAGATTGGTTCTGGGATGCAGTAAGTAGCAATGATATTATCACGCATGACTTCGGAAAGTTTCACGATGACCCTGCGTGGTGCGAGATTAAAACGCTTGAAGGGACTATGATTGCAAGGACTGGCGATTATATCATTCGTGGCGTAAATGGCGAAATCTACCCGTGCAAACCTGACATTTTCGAGAAAACATACGAAGCGGTTGAATAATAGCCTAGCATCGCTTCTGCGCTCCAATCGTCACAGTGGAATAGGCAAGAAAAACAGATAGCAGGGTCAGGACGATAAAGTTACCGTCTGAACCCCATAAATATTTTTCGCTACACAAAATACAGGAGGAAAAAGACTATGGTTCCAAACATGGCTGCTGTCCATGCTATCATCATTGCCAATGCACACAGACGGCACGAAGAAGAGTACAAGCGAGAGTGTCAAAGACGCGAACAAGAAGAGAAAGAACGAGCAGAACGAATGATCTGTCGAAAGACCATTTCATGCCGAGCTTGTATGGATTATTTGCCGGAAACTTGCCCAAAAAAGAAAATCAACCAAAAATAACGCAAAGGAGAAAACAACTATGGCACTTGCCAACATCGAACGTGAGACTATCATCAACTTCAACGCAGCGGAAGATACCGCAGAAATCTACACGGCAGACCCAGTTTACATTCGCAAACTGGACAAGCTCTGTGAGCAGTTCCCCGATACATACAAGTTTATGGCGGAGCTGTCTGCCAAGCGGTGCAAGGAATCCAAGACCTATTCGATGCCGAAACGTCTTGTGAAGTTCCGGCCGCCTGTCACTCGTGAGATTAGCGAAGAGCAGCGTGAAGCACTGGCAGAGCGTCTGCGTAAGGCGAGAGAAGCCAAGAATATCTAATCTTAGCTCGTACGACTACAAAACTACTGTATCAGAAAGCATGGAATGGTGTCAGGTAGTAAAACTACCCTCTGCGACTATTCCGTGCTTTTTTCTCTTGTTATTTATCAGGGGAAAACGGCAAGGTCTGGATTTGAGAAAGATTCGTCTAGTCACAGGGCAGATTGAGACGAAAGCGAAGCGCATGAGACAAAACGGCTGCGACTATCAGCGCAAAGTGGTGTTACATTGCAAAAACATCCAATCTTCCCCCCTTTCTTCCCCCTCTTTCCCCTACAACCCCTATTACCCCCTATAATCCCCCTAACTCCCCCCCCTCAAACAAATAAATTGTTTGAGGCCCCGCGCCAAAATGGTGCGACAACCGGAAACAACAACCAGATGCTTTGCAAAGGTTCTTTCCCCCTACAACCCTCTATCTCCAAAAGCTATACCGTTAGCCAGCAGGCCAGACCGTGACCGGCATTTACCGTCAGGTTCTATTGGCTGAATAAAGGCATACCGTCTATTTGACCTCTACGTTACGTCACCCTCTATCGTCCGGCGCACCGCGCCGACCGGGTGACCTTCAACGGTAACAGCATCTAGCCTGTAAAGAGTAGCAGCGTCTGACCCATCACACTCCACGACTATTTCACATGGAGAATTGACTTTATTTTGTAGTCGGTTTGATATGTACAAATGTTGCATTGGCTATTCCTAGCAGAATGCTATGAATTAAGCAGGATGCCATAGTGTATTACTGGGAATTAAATCAAGCAGGAACAGACCAAATCGGATGATACGACTATTCCAGCAGAATAATCCCTAGATAGTTACTAGGATATATAAGCGTATATTATAATAAGTACTGTTGGTATACGAATTTGGTATGGCTAGGTGAGAATAAAATTGACAGGTGTCTTGACACATATTGATTTTTTGGGTGGTCGGATGACTTAGCGACTATCGCACCTCTCTTTTCCTAAAAGGCGAACGACTATTTCACACAAAAAATACACGACTATTTGACGATGGCTCGCAAGAAAACGCTACGACTATTACTCTACGACTATCAGCGGACTGCTGGTTACTATACTATATATAGGACTTTCAAGATCTGGTCGTCTGACGACTTTACGACTATTCCAGCCGGAACGCTACGACTATTGCTGACCTCTATTAGCTATCGGGCGAAAGCCCGAAAAGAGATACGGCGCAAGCCGTCAATGGTTCCGCGCCGCCCGCCGCGCCCCTGCTGCTGGACTGCCCCGCCGGGTGGAGGGTGCCGGGCTAACCCGGGGCGCCCTGACTGCTGACCGGTGCCAGATCACAAGCCGCCGGGCGTGGGAAGCATCGAGACCGCCGCCGGGCTGGCGTGCTGCACCGTTTGGCATGGATCCATAACAGGGGGCGAACCGCTGCCCCTTTATATACCTTATTATAATAGTGCGGCTGTGCTGACCTGTACAGCGTCCCGCAGATGGCATTATATCCGCTTTTGTCGGTCTGGTATCGTGGGCGGTTGAGCGGGACAAATCGCAGGAAAAGCGTCTGCAAAGCCCCGTGTGATGTTTTGCGGCGTTGGCGGTATAATTATTTACAGCACAAAACAAGCTGTAAACGCTTGTATGGGGCTGTATTAAAACAGGACAAAATAAAACCCCTGCACCCTCAGCAGATGCAAGGCAAAAGAAAAGCCCCGCCACGTGGGCGGGGTTGAATATGAAAGCCTGTCAGCGCTGGCGGCGCCAGATATTATAATCTGTTGCGGTCATGATGGTAAAGCCGCCGCAGACCTTGACAACAACGCAATCACCGGAGCAGGCCTTGCGTGCATAGTATTTGGTGGTATAAAGTCCGGTCATGGGGTCAATGCCCTTAATGGTGGTAGTAGTCATTATATAGCCCTCCTCACTTGCTGGTCTTAAACAAGGCACTAAAAAACCAAAATAAAAACAGGATGCAGGACACTTGTTGCACCCCCTTATACCACGCTAAACCGTTTGTAAACGGTCTTTTTGCTGCACTCAGCATAAATATCCGGGTGCGCTGCCTGTAAAAGCTTGCTATCGAGACGGACGCTTTGCACGTCCTTGTAAATGGCTTTTGCAGTGCCCTGCACCATTTCAGGTGCGCCGTGCATCATATCAATAATTTCGGCCTTTACAGCGTCGTTCATTGCTTCTAACTCTTCAATCAACCGCTTGTTTTCGCGGTATGCGTTTACCTTTTCTTCAAAGTCAGTCATTTTTTAGCCCTCCTTATTAGCTGTTGAGAAATGCAATCATAACGAGTGCACCGGAGATCATGCCGCCGATGTACCAAATGGCGGCCCACTGCGAAAAGTCTAATGTGATCATACGTTGCACACCTCCCGAACAAATTCCTTCTGCAAGTTGTGCAGGTGATCCGCCAGAACTTCAGCGTTCCACAAATCCCGGCGCATTTCCTGCGCCCGCTTTTCGTAACGGCGAACCGTTTCACGGTCTGGCTTGATGTTTCCAAAGGGACGGTATCCGGTGCAGATCGCAACGCCTGAGGTGATCGGGTAAATATCGGCGTTCCATCCATACACGCCAGCGGTGTAGGCTGCGGGGTCGTCCATGCTGAGCATATTCTGCGCATCGCAATAGCTTACTTGGATAATGGTCGGATACTGGGATTTAATATCTCGCATGGTTCTTTTTGTCTTCATGGTTTTGCCCTCCTGTTTTGGTGTATTGTGGTTGTAGTCCATATTTATCTGGACTGATTATATTATATCCATATATATATGGATTGTCAATGCTTTCAGCAAAATATATCCATATAAATATGGATAAAAATAAACGTCCGAAATTGTACACTTTACCGGACACACTGCCCGCCCTCCAGCGCCCGCCGCCGGTACGATCTGCCCCGCGCGGGCTGTCTGGTATCGAGTGCAGACCGGTGCAGTGTGCCCAGCGTCCGGGCGTGTGTGCCGTGTATTGCATTTGATTGCTCTGCATCTGGCACGGCCTGCGCTGTTGCCTGTCGTGTGCAGTCCGCCCGGGTGCGCTGGGGCGCAGGGGCCACCGGCGGGGTATATAGCCGCCGCCCAGCCCCGCCCGGTCAGTCTTTCGACCACCGAAAAAATAAAAAAGGCTCAAAAAAATCACCCCTTCCCCCCCACCCCATTGTCAATCTCAAAAATTTCTTGCAAAAACAAAAAGACCCCTACAAAGGGTCTGTGTTCTGTGCTATACTTGCCTTACAAGCCTTGAAAGGGAGGAATCTACAATGGCTAAAAGTAAAATGACAACGTGCAAGCACTGTGGCGCAGAGATTGCCGCAAGCGCAAAGGTCTGCCCTCAGTGTGGCGGTAAGAACAAGCCGCCCATCTACAAGCGTTGGTGGTTCATCGCTATTATCGTACTGATTGTTCTGTCTGCCATTGGCGGCTCTGGTAGCAGCTCTGACAGTTCTGCAAGCAGCAGTAAAGCAACGTCTAAGGCAAGTGCATCCATCGCTTCTTCCGTTGCATCTGTTGTGCCTGAGATCAGCGAGGACGATTACAAGGCAGAGTGCCAGACTGTGGACTATAAGGAGCTGTGCCGTTACCCTGAAAAGTACGAAGGTGCTAAGATCGTTGTCAAGGTAAAGGTCTCGCAGATTATTGACGCAAACTTCTCCGGCAGCGAAAAAGCATGGAGAACCTACACGGACAACAGCGGATACGGATTCTATGCTGATGACGAGTATTATATGCTGGATAAGCGTGGTGGCGATGCCGTGAAGATTCTGGACGATGATATTATCAACGTCTACGGTGAGTTCACCGGGCTTGAAAAAATCACCAGAGCGTTGACCAGCACCACTGATGAACTTCCTCGCATTGAAGTCAAGTACGCAGACCTCGTAGAGGAATAATCGCATAATATAAAAAGCCAGCGGCTAGATGCTCTCTAACCACTGGCTTTTCTTATAGGCTGTTTACTTCACGATTTCAGCGTGATAGGGATGATACTCAACATTGGGCAAGGGCATCCAATACTTCACATCGTGCATGATGCACTTGTTGTCCCGGAGCAGAACCGGCTCGATCTCGCCGTTTTCGTCCGGTTCAAAGGAAAGTTGACCGCTATCGACAACCTTTCCGTCACAAGCGATAACAGGCTCGTGGACGCACTCGCCGTAGTCAACGGTGCGCCAAAGTTTCAGCATGGTCTCGAAAGCGTAGTTGAGGTATTCCCCCATATCCTGAATCTTATCTGCGGTAAGCATAGTTGTTCTCCTTTCACATGGGCATCTGGGTCTGACCGTTTGTGACCTGAACTAGCATAACAGAGTTCGCACACGGTCTCCACTTCTTGATGTACTCGACAGCTTCATCGAACCGCTTCTTTGGCACGTTGTTTCGACTGTTTACGTTAAACCAGTCCTGAATGTCCCGGTTGCATTCCATGAACAGCTTCTGAGAGACGCTACGGCTCTTGTAGGCCGGGCTGTCCATGCCGCCAAGAGCGTTGATGACCACTGTGTTCACGACACGCTTCAACACACGCTGCTGGTTGTAGTCGATGGTCATAGTATTCTCAAGAGCGGAAATACGCTGCTCCTGTTTCATGGTGCGCTGGTCAATCACAAGGATTGCTTGCAGTTCCTTAGAAAGCCCTGCGAACTGGTTGACGGACACGTTTTTCTCAAGGTCAATCAGTTTCTGGCGAATCTCCATGCCCTCAGGTGTCCGCTGAATCATTGCAATGTGCTTTGCCATGTCAAGCGTCAGGATGTGGTCGGTTCTAGGCTTCCCAGCAAGACCATCAGACCTATTGCTCAAAAATGAGCCATAGTCTTTTCCATCAACAAAACCATACTCGCACATACGAGGAAACCAGTCTTTGTATGCAGTTTTGATTTTGAGCCGCTCGTGCAGCTCCCGACCTAGCACAACCTTTTCGCCAGTGTCGGTGTCGTACACAGGGATAACATCTTCGGAGAAGATTCGGATGGTTTCGAGATTATTATTCATAGAAATTTGACCTTTCTATCTTGCGAGAGCAGGCCATCTCTGGTATAATAAACCAAAGAGGGTCTATACTCTCTGAGTGTTTCATAAGACGTTCGCTGTGGTCGCCAAACTTTAGCGAGCGTCTTATTTTTCGTTTTCATCGGTCTCCGGGATGGGATGCAGCGTAAAGAACGCATCTCGAAGCGCAAAGGACAACGATACACGCTTCTTGATACAATACGCTTGCAAATGTTCAAACTGCTTGTCAGTCATACTGATTGTCAGCGTTCGCTTGAACCGCTCGGCGTAAGGGCTACTCATGTCTATTCACCTCCTTTCATTTGCTGGTGATGTTAGTATAACCTTATTTTGTGTTAAGTCAAGGAATGAAACACCGGATGTAGTACTGCTATCTGTACTATTCTCTGGATTTCCACGTTTTGCACAAAACTCAGCTCTTATTTTTGGCCGCTCCCGCTTCGTACCCTGCCCGGTAGTTTAGTTCGGACAGCTTACCAAGTGCTTCTGCGTACTCCCGGTCCTCGCTGGTCGGCTCTTTGCCGTGTGCGAGGGTTTTCAAAAATTCTTCGGTTTTCGTAGGAAAGTTCATGTTTTTTGCTCCTAACTCTTGCGGAGAGCAGCCCTTTTTGGTATAATAGATTCCGAAAAGGGAGACTGCCCCCTTGGTGGTTGCAGGTTCTCGTTTCGTGATGTGGATAAGCTATCAGTGGCTTCGTGGTGGTTGCGGCTGGTAGCTTATTTTTTTATGCCTTGATGTTCTCAACGTAGGATGCTACCCACTCGATACCCATGCGGATAACATCAACCTTTGGGATGCCCAATGCCTTTGCGCTGCTCTCCATGCTTGCAATCTGGTTCTCAGTGAGCCGAGTGCTTATCATGCGCAGCTTATCACGTTCCGAGGTTTCTGCTCGTCTTGCCAAGCCTATCACCTCGCTTTCGCTGAAACAAGTATAAAGCGTGAAAATATGCTTGTCAAGACCCAAAGTTTTACGGAAATGAAGTTTGGAAGAATTACTCCTTATTATAGAAAATTTTCTACCTGATTGTGATTAACTAAGTAAACATCCTTATACTACTCTAGTATGTATAAATACATACTAGAGTATATTTATATATAATATAAGCGCAAGCAAAGAAAGTCCAGAAATATCTTGACATCCAGAAATATCTTGATATAATAGAATCAAGAAAGGATGGCGGAGAAAAATGACGGCAAGTGAAGCAATAAAGGAAATTTTGAAATTGAAGGAATTAAACCAAGCGAAGTTAAGTGATATGCTTAACATTCCGCTTAAAACCTTGAATGAACGTCTAAGGCACAAAAACATTAGTGTCAACAAGCTGGATGAAACACTAAGGGTTATGGGATACAAGATTATGGTAGTCCCTCGTGAGACAAAAGTCGAAAATGGGTTTGACATCAAGTGATGGGTGAAAAAAATGCGTTACTTCTTAGCTAGAGTGTCTAGTAAGGAGCAAAGCCTTGCAAGACAGCTTAAAATCGCACGAGATCGGTTTGACATCCCGGACGAGAATGTATTTTGTGATAAAATGACGGGCAGCAGCTTTGATCGTCCGCAATATAAACGATTGAAAGAGACTGTTAAGGCTGGGGATGAAGTCATCGTTAAGGAATTTGACCGATTCGGGCGTGACAAAGACGAAATGAAGCGAGAACTTCAATGGTTCAAAGAAAAAGGCGTGATTGTTCGCATTCTCGACATTCCGACCACGCTTATTGACTTCCAAGACCAGACATGGGTGCTGGAAATGGTAAACAACATCCTTATTGAGGTTTTGGGCGCAGTAGCTGAACAGGAACGCAAGAAAACCAAGCAGCGTCAGGCAGAGGGCATAGCTGCCATGCCTATTGTTGATGGCAAGAGAGTGTCGGCCAGAACAGGCCGTAGCTTTGGCAGACAGGAAAAGCAAGTTGACGAGCAGCAGTTTGAAAGCCTATTAGAGCAACAGCAAAAAGGCAAAATTACCGTAAAAGAGTGCTGCAAGCAGCTTGGCATCGGGAAATCCACTTGGTATGAGCGTGTCGGAAGATACGCAAATAAAAATAGCGGCAACCCAACCACAAGCCACCGCTAAGAGTACACCAACTTCATCAAAACAGGAAAAAGAATGGTGCAACCATAGTATACCATTCTTTCTTCTAATAAACAAGGAAAACTAAAAATAAAAAAGCGGCGGCTCACTACAAGCCGCTGCTACAAACAAAAGACCACCAATCCCTCAACAGGATGATAGTACATGAGTATTATATCATTTCTTTTGGGGGAACACAACACCAAAGGAGAATGAATATGGCGAATAGTTATTGTAAATCGGAGTCAATCAATAATTTCATGGACAACGTGACAGCTACTGTTACAGAATACATTCTTGAGATCGGTATGGAAGAAACCGTAAAGAAATTGGTTGAGAATAACGTACCGTTGGAAATTTTTCCACATATCACTACTTACGTAAAGGAACACGGGCTTATATAACCCGCCAGACATGGTATCGGATTGCTGAACAGAACAGGTGAAAGGAGTAAAACATGAAAGCTATTTTACAAGGTCTCGAAAACAAGAAATGGGATTTTAGCAAGCATGAAGAAGCCGCGATTTCTTGGCTACTGCAACATGGATTTGAAGTCAAATTAGAGAAACAGCATATATCAAAGGATTTTTATAGCGTTTCAAAAGACGGTGTTTCTGACGAATTTATTTTTCCAAACAACCAAAAGAAAATGAATGTCCTGTCGTTTATGGAACAATACAGCAAAAACTTTGAACTCAAAAAAGAACTTGTCAAAATGAGAGCCGATGCTGCAGGGGCTGGTCTGATCTGACATCATTGAAAGGTATCTTCGTTACAAGTTAATGCTTGGGGATGAAAAACCGAAGCCCACTTTACATAGTCAAAGAAAGGAATAAAGCATGAAACCCGTAAAATTGTCAGATCAGAGCTTGAAACTGATTGAAATGTTGTGCGATTACACCGACAAGCCCGATATTCTCAATGCCATCGCAGACGCCTTGTACTACGATGCGGACGAGCTAAAACGCAGGCTCAACCAGCTTGCAGAAGAAGTCAAATAAACTGTGCAACCCATTTATTAAGATGGATTTTAGCAAATAATTTTTCCGAAACAGCATTATAAAACCGAATATTTGATTTTTGTGCAGTTGTAGGCACTCTTTACATTTTCAGGTAGGGGGTGCCTATTTTTTATGCAGCCAAACCAGTGTATCGCCATCATCAACAGCATCAAAGCGTATGCAAAGCAGAATCCGACCGAAGCGCAGGTCTACGAGGACTGGTTTCAGGCGGTTGTGAACCTGAGAGACGCCCTGCCACAGGACAAGCGGTTCGATTCCTACAAATACTCTGGTGAGCTGCGTTCCGTCTGTGCAGCCATGATGGGCAAGATGAAAACAAGCGAGGACGTGGCGAAGGTCTATGACATTATCGGCCGGACGTACCTGTTTGAAGCAAAGGATGTGTTTGACAGCTATTGCATCTACCTTGAATGGAACCGTGCACCGGAGAAGAAGTTCTACCAGCCTAGACGCAGGGTTCTGAAAGTGTTGGCAGATGACCTAGAGGACTTGTTTTATAAGCGAATTGACTTCTTAGGAGTTAGTCTACCTGCTCGCGTCGGCAAGCTTTTGAGTGATGATACGCCAATTCTTACACGAAATGGCTGGAAGAATCACGGCGATTTACAAGTCGGTGATGAAGTTATCAGCCCAAAAGGTCAGTTTGTGAAGGTGCTGGCAGTATCTCCGAAGAATTATGCAAATATCCGCTGCCATTTCTCTGACGGCACATACATTGACTGCCATGAAAACCACGAGTGGCCTGTTTACAGCAAACATTCCAATGGGTTCAAAGTGCTTGAAACAAAGCAGATGATGAATGACTTTGAATCGGGGAAACCGGGACATCGCGGTCATAGATATTTCTATTATTCTCCTGTTTGCAATTTTGTTGAGGGAGAATATAAAAAGCTACCCGTTGAGCCATACACACTGGGCGCATGGCTTGGCGATGGAACAAATCAAAAGCCCTTGATTTGCGAATCAAAACAGGACAGATGTATTATCGAAAGAATTGTCAACGACGGATATGCTATTGGGAATTATTACGTCCATAAGACAACAGGAGTAGAATATTTTCATTTTGATGGGCTTCGTGCCGACCTAAAAAAGATTGATATGTGCTATCGCTCTACTCGTTGTGTGAAGCATATCCCTGAAGAATACTTTACCGCTAGCATTGCACAGCGCATGGAACTGTTGGCTGGTTTGCTTGATACAGATGGAATGCTAAAAAAAGGCGAAAATAGATATTCTTTTTCTACAACAGAACCGCAGCTCCGCGATGATTTCACTACGCTTGTTTCAACATTCGGATGGCGTTGTTCTGTAACCAGTTATGCTCCTCGCGTTTCTTCTAGTGGTGTTCATGGGAGGAAAACTGTTTATCGGATTGATTTTAACCCAACTTGCCCTATCCCTTGCGTTGTTCCTCGTAAACAAATGAAATCGTTCTCCAAACCTCGCCGTGTGGCGTTTTGCGGGTTTGAACGCATCGAGCCGAAGAAGGGTAACTGCATTCAGGTTGAAGGTGGCGTGTACTGCGTTGGTAAACGGCTGATTCCTACCCATAACAGCACCTTGTGTATCTTCTTCATCACATGGCTGATGGGCAACCGCCCTGACGTTGCATCGGTTATGAGTGGACATTCCGACAAACTGACCAATGGATTCTACGGTGAAGTGCTGTCCATCATCACTGACCCCGTTACCTACAACTGGGGCAAAATCTTCCCTGACGTTCAGCTTGTGGATAAAAGTGCAAAGGACGAAAGCGTTGACCTGAACCGAAAGAAGCGCTTCCCCACCCTGACTTGCCGCTCTATTGGAGGCACACTGACTGGTGCTGTTGAAATCGGTGAGGGCGGCGTTCTGTACAGTGATGACCTGATCGAGGACTTGGAGGAAAGCCTGAATGTTGAGCGTCTGAACAACAAGTACGATGCCTATCTGAACCAGCTGAAAGACCGTAAAAAGCAAGGCGCATTAGAGCTGATGGTCGGCACACGCTGGAATGTGCTTGACCCTCTTGGGCGCATCCAGAGCCAGTATGCAGACAACCCGAAGTACAGATTCCGGGTGATTCCTGCGGTGGACGAGAACGGACACAGCAACTTCAATTATGACTATGGCGTTGGCTTTGACGATGCCTACTATGCCGATATGAAAGCCAGCATTGACGATGCAACATGGTGGGCAAAGTACATGGGCAAGCCCTATGTGCGTGAAGGCCTGCTGTTCCCTGCTAACGAACTGCGGTATTTCAATGGCGTTCTGCCTGACGGCGAGCCTGATCGCAAGCTTATGGTTATGGATATTGCATGGGGTGGCGGTGACTTTACTGCTTGCCCTATCGCTTATGTGTACGGAGATGCCGTGTTCATCCCTGACCTTGTGTTCAACAATGGCGATAAGACCGTGACAAGACCAGAAGTCGTGGGAAAAATCATCCAGCACAAAATCAACGTGGTGCGTGGCGAAGCCAATAACGGCGGTGACGAATATTGTGACGTGGTGGACAGCCAGCTCCGGCAGCAGGGCTATCACTGCTCTGTTCGTAGCCAGCGTGCGCCAAGTGGTCAAAGCAAGCTGTCAAGAATCATCCAGTACGCGCCGGACATCAAGCGGTTCTATTTCCTTGATGAAAAACACCAGTCGAAAGAGTACAAGGCGTTCATGGAACAGGTGACGATGTTCACACAGCTTGGCAAAGTTCCGCACGATGATGCGCCGGACAGTCTGGCGCAGCTTGCCGATGAATTGTATAACGGAATCAGCAAAATTGAGCCTGTCAAGAGGCCTTTTTGATTAAAAACACAATATATTGTGTTCGCTGGGTCTATTTATTTGATTCCACCACTTGACAAGGCTTATAATGTACACAGGAAGATTTGCAGCTTCCCTTAAAGGAATAGCTTGCACGCGGGGTTTTTTCATTTTACTCGCGTGCGTTTTAACAAGCATATTCCTCCTTTCACCGGTGGAGGTTTTCTCACTCTTTCACCTTCACCGGGCTTTATATGTTGCGTTTCCAATTGTAAGGGGAATGCCAGCCTGTCTCCCCCACGGCTGGCGAGCAACGGTTCGATTCCGTTACGCAGCACAACCATCTTCTTTGCTTGGCTTTTTATTCTCCGAATTCTCCACCGCTATTCCCGGCTCTCGATGTAATGGTTAGGCATGACATTGCAAAGAGCAGCGGTTAACCAATCAAGCCGGATTTATGGCGGGATAGAGCAGCACGGTAGCTCGCCAGCCTCATAAGCTGGAGGACGCTGGTTCAAATCCAGCCCCCGTACCCAAAATTGCAGTTAACCCGTTTACATCTGTCCGACAACTGAATGTAAAGACTGCAATGACTTTCTCTGAGCGGAGATAGCACGGCTGGAAGTGCGAACAGTTTTCCAGTAGCTTCTTACAGGTCTGTGCTCAACAGCCTGTTTCCAGAAATCCAACGAAAGGAGCGCTCATGCTAGTTAGAATCTGTTGCCCTTGTATCAGGCAAAACCCAATCTATAAGAACGTCCGCTGCAACCGCTATCTTGGCGAAGTGGACGGACGATACCATTTCAAGTGCGACAGATGCAAGGGCGTTATCGAAGGAGACACAAGGGAAGGATGGGTGAAAATCATCCATCCGCCGGAAAAGTAAATAGCTTTTGAAGCGCAGTTTTGGCGCAGTGAGATAGACCTTAACAGGTTTGTCTTGCTGCGCTTTTTATTTTGCCGGAAAGGAGGAACGCATGGCTGAATATCAGATAGTCGTTGACGGCTTTTTGAATAATCCACTAACCGGACGTAGACCGATTGAAACGCCGGAGACGGAAATCAATCGGACGAACGTGCTGAAAGTGGTCATGGGCAAGGCAGAGCCTATTCATCTGCTGAATAAGAACGAGATTCGCTTTCTACACAACTACTACTTGGGTAGCCAGCCTGTCCTCCACCGAACGAAGGAGTACCACGCTGAAATCACCAATCGCATTGTAGAGAACCACGCTAATGAGTGCGTGGGCTTCTACACAGGTTACATGAGCGGCACTCCTTGCTCTTATGTGCGGTCTGAAACGGCAACTGGTGACGGTGAGGAAATCGCCCGCCTGTCCAACGCCTTGCAGTATGAGGGTAAGGACGCGCTTGATCGGCGGCTCTGGCAGTGGATGTTAGAGTGCGGACAGGGATACCGCATTGTTCTTCCTGACAAGGGGTACAACGGCAACTACCCGGACGAAACGCCCTTGCTGGTAGATGTTCCCGACCCGGACATGGCGTATGTGATTTACAACTCCGGTATCGGTCACAAGCCCATTGCCAACGTGCTGCACATCCCACGCAATTATCAGAATGACTTAAACGACCTGATTTGCGTGTATACGCCAAACCAGTACTTTGAAATCGACAACGGCAAAGTCACAAAGTCGGAGAGCCATTCTCTCGGAATGTTGCCGATAGTCGAATACAAGCTGAACCCGGAGCGGATGGGGTTGTTTGAACCAGCTATTCCTGTGTTGGATGCCATCAACGACCTTGAAAGCAACCGTTTGGACGGTGTGGCGCAGTTCATTCAGTCCATCATGGTGTTTACCAACTGCCTTGTGGACAAGGATGCGCTTGACCAAGTAAAGGAACTTGGCGCAATGTGCCTAAAATCCACTTCTGGTCTGCCCGCTTCTGTTTCTCAGATTGCAAACGAGCTTGACCAGCAGCAGAGCCAGACCCTACTTGATTCCATGTTGAATGTGTACCGCAGTCTGACTGCCATGCCTAGTGCCACTGGTAGTGAGAACGCAACGTCCGACAACGTGGGCGCAGTCATCGTCCGTAATGGCTGGAATCACACCGAAGCAAGGGCGCAGCAGTACGAGAATATGTTCAAGTATGCTGAGCGCCAGAGCCTGTCTGTGATGCTGAAAATTCTGCGTGATACGGCTGGTTCTAAGTTGATGGCAAGTGACATCAATATCAAACTGCCCCGACGTCAGTACGACAACCAGCAGAGCAAAGTTCAGATTTTTGCACAGATGCTCGGTCAGAGCATTGACCCGCAGTTGGCGTTCACTACACCCGGTCTGTTCCCCGACCCGCAGGCTGCTTACGAAATGAGCAAGCCCTTCCTGATTGCTGCTGGCAAGCTGGGCGAGGATGGGAAGGCACCGAAGCCACAGAAACAAATGGCAGACCATATTGTTGACACCAACAATATGGTCAATGAACAGGCTGACGCAAAGAACGGAGGAGAAAAATGAATTTTGCAAGTGCTTTGTTTGCTCTTAAACGAGGGCGCAAAATTAAGCGTCATCATTGGACTGGTTATTGGTGCTTGGGGTCTAAAGATTCTAAGAAACCTTATGTCGAGATGCACTGCTACGATGGCAAGATTGTAAATCTTTCTGATTCAGAAGACATTCTGTACACCATGGAAAATATGGCGTGTGACGACTGGGAAATCGTTGATGAGCGGATAGAGAAAAAAAGATAATGCGTGATTTTTGGAAACAGTTGTTTTGCAAACATGACTATACGCTTTCTTGCTGGCATTGGACGCACGGCATCAACGGAAACGAACCACGAGAAATGGAGTGCGAGTATATCTGCACGAAATGCGGGAAATTCAAATGGACACACCCTGACCGAAATTCGGCGCGAGAAAAAGCTATTTTGGACAGTGGCATTGAGCCGTACAAGAGAATTTACCCAAAGGAATAAAGAATCACCCCGAATTTTCGGGCTGATATATTCCGGCAGGGAAGCCGGGATACAAATTTCGCAGCGTTGCAGGGAAGCAACGGTAAAAAAACGCAGGAGGAAATTAACGATATGAAACTCAATGTGTTGCTTGGTGATGCCTACAAAGAGGGCATGACCGCCGATGAAATCATTTCTGCGCTTGAAAAGGTTGCAGACCCTAACGCAGAGGTTGAGAAGCTACGCAACGCCGTGACGAAAGCCAACGGCGAAGCTGCTGAGTACAAGAAGCAGCTCAAGGCAAAGCGTACCGATGACGAGAATGCCGCACAGGAACAGGCTGACAAGCTGGCAGAAATGCAGAAGCAGATTGAAGCCCTGACTGCCGACAAAGAAAATCTCGTCAAGGAAAAGACCCTTGCATCTTACCGTGAGAAGTTTGTTGCACAGGGTTATGACGCTGAGCTTGCCAACAAGGCTGCATCTGCACTGGCTGACGGTGACATGGACAAGGTGTTTAAGTTCCAGTCGGAGTTTATGACCGCCCACGACACCGCATACAAGGCTTCTCTGCTGAAGGATATGCCCACGCCTCCGGGCGCGGATGGCAATGGCGGTTCTGACAGCGAAGGCGTGGCGTTTGCTAAGAGCCTTGCACAGCAGAACGCAAATACTTCTAAAGCATCGAGTGACGCAATGAGTGCTTTCCATTAACAAGGAGGAAAACATGAAGTTTACCCGAAACACGGTCAACGGAATTAATGATACCATCCTTGCTTCCAATGACTACACCGCCATCCCCTTTACCGTGACCGAAACTGCTGCGGTTAAGGCTGGCTATCCCATGACGCTGGCTGGCAAGAAAGCTGTTGCTGCTGGCGAGACTGGTTCTAAGACCATCAACGCTGACGGCATCCTGCTGTATGACGTTGACCCGGCAGAGAACCCCAATGCTTCCCTGCTGATTCGTGGCGTTATCGACACCAAGAAGGCAGCGGCAAGTTCCAGCTTCACCTTTGACGCTGACGCAATCAAGGCACTCAAGACCGCCGTTCCCGGCATCTTCTGCCGTGACAACATCAGCGTGAACGCTTAATAGGAGGTAAAACAACATGGCACTGAATCTTAAGGAAGTCTTTGCCCCGGCTGCGATTGCCGCCTATTGGACGAACGACCCTACCAATGCGATGCCCTTTGCATCTGACGCGCTGTTCCCCGCAAAGAAGAAGGCCGGTCTCGACCTGAAGTGGCTGCGTGGTCACAAGGGCGTTGGCGTGTCCCTGATGCCCAGCGCATTTGACGCAAAGGCTACGTTCCGCATCCGTGAGGGCTTTAAGTTCGATGAGACCGAGATGCCGTTCTTCCGTGAGGGCTACCATCTGGGTGAGAAAGACCGTCAGGAAATCCTGCGTGTTCTGGACAGCAACGACCCCTATGCTCGTGATGTGATGAACCGCTTGTACGATGACACCGCACAGCTTATCACTGGCGCACGCATTGTTCCTGAGCGCATGATCTGGCAGCTGCTGGCTCCCGCCAATGGTGTTCCCGGCATCACTATCAAGGCAAACGGTGTGAACTACACCTACAACTACGACCCGGACGGCACTTGGAAGTCCACCAACTACAAGGAAGTTTCTGCCGCAAAGTCTAAGTGGAACGTCGCTACAGCCACCCCCATTGCAGACCTGAACGCTGCAAAGGATGCTGTTCTGGCAAGCGTGGGCGAGGTCGTGACCGAAGTGTACATGAACACCGCCACCTTCCGCAACATGATTGCTGCGGACGAGGTGAAGAACCGGTTCATGACCGTCACCGCAAAGGCAAACGCCGTTCTGCTGGACGCCGAAGCACGGCAGATTATCGAATCTGCAACCGGTCTGAAGATTCATCTGTACGACAAGATGTTCAAGGCAGACCAGTACAGTGCAAGCGAAAAGTATCTGCCCGATGGCATGGTGGTGGTTGCTCCGTCTGGTGCTCTGGGCAGCACTTGGTACGGCACCACTCCTGAGGAAGCTGACCTGCTGTCTGGCCAGTCTGGTGCATCCGTGTCCATCGTGAACACTGGCGTTGCTATCACCACCGAGCTGACCGTTCACCCGGTCAACGCCAACGTCTATGCTTCTGAAATCGTCCTGCCGTCCTTTGAGCGCATGGACGCTGTGTACTGCATCAAGGCTTACTAAAGCGAAAGGAGGAAAGTAGCATGGGAGATCAGTATTCCGAAGCGGCAGTCAAGCTGGGGCAGTACATCGCCCCTGCACTTGACCGTGAAATCACGGACGAGGACTACCCACTCTTCGACCTGCTGCTTGATTTTGCCAAAGACAAGATATTTGCACAGGGTTACCCCTTCGGCAACAGACCGGACGAGTTGCCTTTGCAGTATCAGTCGTTGCAGATACGCATTGCAGCGGAACTGTACAACCACATCGGCGCAAACGGACAGACGAGCTACACCAACAATGGCATTACTCGTGTGTGGGAAAGCTCCGATGTGGCACAGTCCTTGCTGAACGAAGTGGTTCCGAGAGTAGGTGTTATCGGCTGATGTTCAATGGAAGCCCGCTGGATAAACGCCCACTGTGGTATTCAAACCCGGTTGGCGAGAAAACGCCTGTTGTGGACGAGTGGGGAAACGAGACTGGCGAATTCGCATACGAATCGTGGAGCGAACCTGCAAAACTGATGCTGAATGTCAGTCCTCCTACTGGTTCTGCGGAAGCAAACCCTTTTGGAGCGTTCACGGATTACAGCTACGTTGTCAGTTCGTCCAGCAAGAAGCACAACACACCGCTTTATGAAGGTACGCACGTCTGGTTTCAGACGGACGTTTCAAAACCTTTCAATTACATTGTGGTCAAGGTCGCAGAGCATATCACGGACACGTTGTATGCGTTGAAAGAGGTGGCTGCAAGTGAAAATTAAAGTGAGGTTGAGCGATGCCGGACTTCGTGATGCGGAACGTCAGATACAGGAGTACAAGACCACCCTGAACAAAAAGGCTAGAGCGCTTGCTTTTCGTCTTTCATGGTTGGGGTTTGAAGTCGCAAAGGTGCGTTTCGCTAATGCGGAATACGCTGGCTCCAATGACGTGAAATGCCACATTAACCAAAAAGACAGGACTTGTACCATCGTTGCAGAGGGCAAGTCAGTTGCCTTTATCGAGTTTGGCACTGGCGCACATCACAACGGGTATGGCGGTGAACTACCGCCCGGTGTTGGTGCACACGGCTCATACGGCAAAGGGCAAGGAGCAAACCGCAGGTGGTACTACTACGGCGAATCCGGCAATGCTGGCACGCCTGTCAAACAGGTAGATGGTAAAGGCCAGTTGAATTACACCGATGGCAACGAGCCAGCTATGGCTATGTGGGGAGCTGTTGAGGAAATGGCTTCTCAGGTTGAAGCAACATGGAGGGAGGTTTGGAATAGTTGATTGATTATTTCAATTCTATCTTCACGGCTGTTGCTAAGGAGCTGCGAAAGCAAGTTCCCGACATCTTCGTTACTGGTGAAATCAACGACAGCAACGTCAAGAAGTTTCCGTGCGTGCAGATAGAGGAAAACAGCAATCTGCCTGTACATATTGATTCTGCTGGTCACAGCAAGTACGCCGCCGTTTCCCTGCGCGTGCGTGTCTATTCCAATAAGGACACCGGACGCATTGCAGAAGCACGTTCCATTGTTGGAATCGTGGATTCTGTTCTTGAACCGCTTAAATTTTATCGCAAGTCGTTTGCCCCGTTGAATGGGCTGTACAACAATTCCGTCTATCGGATTGATTGCAGCTATGGGGCAACAATCGGAGAGGACGGAATGATTTACCGAAACTAAGGAGGTAAACATTCTATGAGTACTGCTATCTCCGGCCTGAATACCACCCTGTATTGTGGCGACAGCGCAACCGCTCTGACGAAGCTGTGCGACATCAAGGATGTACCCGACCTGATTTCTGAGCCGAACCTTCTGGATGCCACTACTCTGTCTGACCCTATGCAGGTCAATATCTTCGGCATTATCCAGAGCGACACCAAGTCCTTTACTGCCAACTACAACAAGACTGACTACAAGAAGGTCAAGGAAGCTGGCTATGATGAGACTTCCGATAGCAACGCCGTGAAGTACTACGCCCTGAAGATGCAGGACGGCTCCGGCTTCACTTGGCAGGGTATGCATCAGGTTGGCCTGTCCGGCTTCGGTGTTGACGAGGTTGTGGAAATGACCATCAACTGCATCTTCACCAAGAAGCCTGAGTTCAGCGAGACCCTGACTGTCACTGGCGGCTAAACCGCAAAAATCGAATCAATCAAACCGGGCAGAACTGAACAACGGATTTGGTTCTGCCTCTATTTATAAAGGAGAGCATTTATTATGGCTGCTAAGGTTATCAATTTTCATTCCCCCGATGGTAAGAACACTTACGAGCTGACTTTCACCCGTGACAGCGTGGAAGCTACCGAACGCGCAGGCTTTCAGATTGGCCAGTACACCCAGATGACCAATCTGCTGTCCAACTCCCGTGCCCTGTTCTACGGTGCTTTCATTGCGCGGAACAAGGGCATCAAGCGCAAGGTCGTTGATGAGATGTTCCAGCACATCGAGGATAAGGAAGACCTGATGGGCGTTCTGCTTGAGATGTTCATGGATGCTTCCAAGTCCCTGCTGGCAACTGACACTGAGGACAAGACCGCAAAAAACGCAACGTGGGAGATTGTGTAACCGCACAATCTCAGGAAACAGACGAAGAGGGAGAGCCATTCTCCTTCTCCAAGCTGTTCCACGATGTAGAAGCCTATTACATCTCCATCGGTATGACCTACGACCAGTTCTGGCACGGCGATGTCTGGCTGGCGAAGGTCTACCGTGACGCAGAGGAACTGCGGGAACGCAGAGCCAACACGGAAGCGTGGAGAAATGGCTTTTACACGGCATCTGCGCTTTCCTCTACGGTTGGCAATATGTTCCGTAAGAAAGGGTCTAGCCCCATCAAGTTCATGGATAGGCCGATTCCCCTTACTCAAAAGGAGAAAGACGAGTATGAATACCAACGCGCAGTTGAGGCGCAGGAGCGAATCAAGAGAATGATGTTCTCTATGATGGAAAGTGATGGTGGTAGTGATGGCTGATGTTAATATTACGAGCTTATCCGTAGAGATTTCTGCGGAATCTCAGGGCGCAGAGCTTAATATCGACAAGCTCACTGCCGCCATTTCTAATTTGCGGACGAAAGGAAACGTCACGAAGGTTGTAAACAGCCTTGACAAGCTTGCCGGTTCTATTGCAACGCTGAAACAGGCATCCGCTGGAATGTCCGGGCTGGACAAAATCACCGGTTTTCTAAATGGGCTTTCCAACGTCAATACGACCGCAAGCACAAAGAGCATCAACACGGTCGTGAATGCAATCAAGAAGATTCCTGCGGCTGTGTCTGGTCTGAACGGCGTGGACTTTTACTCCATGTCTGGAAGCATTACTCAGCTTACTAACGCTTTGGCTCCATTGTCCATTCTGGACGCATCGAGCCTTAAAGCTCTTGGCAGCGCTTTCAATGCGATTGGAAAGGTTCCAGACCTGACAAACAAGCTAAAAGCGACAGACCTTGATTCTTTTGCAAGCTCTTGCCAGAAGATTTCTGCTGCCCTTACTCCTCTTGCATCTCAGCTTGACAAGGTGGGCAACGCTTTTGCAAAGCTCCCTTCGCAGTTGAGCAAGGTGGTCACGCAGGCAAACCGTGTGACCGCAGCCAACGAAAAGCAGCGCAAGAGCTATCTCAGCCTGTCCAATCAGATGAACGGCTTTATGCGGAACATGGCAAAGCTGGTTTCGTTGAAAGCTATTGCTGAGTATCTTGGCAACGCTGTTGCGAAGTTTAATGACTTCTATGAAGCAACAGACTTGTTTCATAATGCTATGGGCAATTTGAGCGGTGAAGCTGATACGCTCATTAGCAAGATGCAGGGTTTGCTTGGCGTTGACCCGACCAAAGCGATGACCTACATGGCTACCATCCAGAGCTTGGGTACTTCGTTTGGTCTGACCAGTGACAAAGCATACGTTCTGTCCAAAAACCTGACTCAGCTTGCCTATGACGAAGGTTCCTATTGGAACAAGGACGTTGCAGAAACCTTTACCGCAATGTCTTCCGCAATCTCTGGTGAGATTGAGCCTATTCGCCGTTTAGGCATTGACCTGACTCAGGCACGGTTACAGCAAGAGCTTCTTGCTTTGGGCTTTAACAAGCAGGTTTCTAGTCTGTCTCAGGCAGATAAGGCAGTTCTGCGTTACATTGCCATTATGAAGCAGACTGCAAACGTGCAGGGCAACCTTGCGCAGACCATCCAAAGCCCTGCAAACCAGATTAAGATTCTGAAAGCTCAGCTGGATATGCTGGCAAAGTCTGTTGGCTCTCTGCTCTACCCTGCCCTGAAATCCATTTTACCTCCGCTGATTGCCGCTGTTCAGCTCATTCGAGAATTTGTTGAGTGGGTGGCAAAGCTGATGGGTGTGAAGGTCGTGTTCACTGATTTCACCAAGAGCGCTGACAGTGTTGGCGGCATCGGTGACGCAATGGATAACACCGCCGATTCGACAAAGAAAGCCGCCAAAGCCCTCAAGGACTACACGATGGGCTTTGATGAATTGAACATCATTGACCCCACACAGGGAAGCTCCGGCTCTGGCGGCGGTGCATCCGCTGGCAACATCTTGGGCGATGTAGACCCGTCCGGCTACGATATGTTCAAGAACTATGTCGGCAACGCTGTGGATGAAATCAAGGAAAAACTTCGCAAACTTGCTCCTATTGTTGCTGCTATCGGCGCTGGTTTTGCCGCATGGGCTATCGGAAATGCGCTTCTTACTGCGTTAAAAGACACTCATGATTGGGCATACAAGCTCGGCAAAATCGTTGGTGGTCTTAATCCAGAGTTGCTTCTAGTAGCCGGGACGGTCGCCCTTATCGTTGGTCGATTTGTTCAGCTTTATCAAAACAGCGAAAATTTCCGGCAAGGTTTGGCCCGTATTAAAGATTTGATTTACCTTGCGGGTCTTGGGTTTACGCAAGGCTGGAATATCTCTTTGACTGATGGGAAACTTGGCGAGTCTATCAAATGGCTAAAAGAAGCTCTTTCTAATCTCGGTCAAGCGATTTGGAATTTGATTCCTGAGGAATGGCAGGGGAAAATCTCTACTGCATTCGAGACAATTCAAAAAGTCGTCAAAGACCTTGACCTCGATTTGGGCGATTTGGTCATGACGCTTATCGGAATCGGTTTGACTATTAGCGGGCATCCCGTTGCTGGCCTTGCAGTTCTTGGCTTCGAAGCCGTCTCTGTCGCCGTGCGTGGTCTTGGCAGCGAAAGCGAAGCAGAAGCATTTCAGCTGAAATCTGATTGGCACGATGCTTTCGTGAATTTCGGCACGATTGCAGCCGAAACAGTGGCAGACATCATAACTGCTCTCGGAAATCTTATCAATGATTTTGCAATTCTTATCGGATGGATTCAAAATGGCGTTTCTGAAACGGAAATGCTCGACATCCAGATGAATGGAAATTTTCTTGAAGGTGCAATCGCGTCTCTTGCTCAAGTTATCCACAACATGGGCGTGTTCATTGGATGGATTATTAAAGGCGTAGACGAATCAGACCGCCTTGCCATCGCCGCCAATGGAAACTTTGCGGAAAAATTTGTTCTCTTGATTGCTGATGTAATCAATGGAATCAAAGACGCTGTAACGTGGTTCGGAAAGCTAATTGATAAAGTTTCTAAGTTTAATCCGTTAAGCGTTGGCAAAAACATTATTGATGGCATCACGAAGGGCATCACGGGGAACACCAATGTGTCAAATGACGCGACCAAACAGTTGACCGATGGAATCAAGAAAACCGCTCAAGATGAACTTGATATTAACTCTCCCTCTAAGTGGTTTGAAGGGATTGGCAGCTACGTCGTTCAAGGCCTTGCAAACGGTATCACTGGCTCTCTCGGTTATGTCAACGATGCTATGAATAAACTCGTAGACACCACCAAGCTCAAGGGCGAAGAGATGGCGAACTACGGCATTGACTGCGGCACAAGCTACGTCAACGGCATCATTTCCGGGCTAGACTCTAAGTGGGCCGAACTCGATAACAACCTCAAAACCAACTTCTTCGGTACGGTGCAAACTTTCATTCAGGCTGCACAGAGTGGGGATTGGAAAACAGTCGGCACTACCATTGCAGCTGGTATTTGGGGCGCTATGGGCGATGAGCAGCGTAAACGCGTCAAGTCCGTTGCAAGCGATTTGCTTGGCAGGCTGAGCAAAGAACTGAAAAGCCAAGCTTCTTCTCTGCTGAACACAGCCGCTACCATTGGCAAAAATCTGGTGAACAGCCTAACTCAGAACTTCGGAAAGGTTTCTTCTGAAACCCAGACGATGCTTTCTGGTATTACGCAGGCTTTCGGAAACGTGAAGTCTCCTCTCGCAACGGCTGCTAAAGCAATCAGCGCTGCGCTGTCTGGCGGCTTGCTCAGCTCTTTTCCGACAATTTTCGCTGGGTTTGCCGGGCTGGTAAGCACCATCGGAACCGCAGTGGCGGGAATGCTTTCTGCTGTGGGTGCCGCCCTCAGTGCTACGATTTTTGGCCTTCCCGCTGGAATCGTAGCCCTTGCTGCTGCCGCGACCCTTGGCGTTGCAATCGCTGGAATCGTATCGAAACTTGGCGGCGGCCGGTCTACCAGTAGTTACAGCGATACATCTCAGTACGTTGGAAGCTCTAGTTACAATTCCTCGACATCCAGTTCTTCTTATGGCGGCACTTATTCTGCGGCTGGAGGAAACTCTGAGGACATGAGAGACGCTGTGTACAACGGCTGCTACAATGCGTTCCTTGACATCTGGCAGCGTTACGGTGAAGAGCTGTTGAAAGAGCAGAACGTGAACGTATATCTTGACGGCAAGCAAATTTCCGCCTCTGTTGATAAAGTGAAGAAAGACCGGGGCGTATCCATTATGGGCACTGAGGTCTACTCTTATTAAGAAAGGACGGTTTCGATGGCTAATATTCCTGCACTAGTTACGGTGAACGGCGTAGAGTTGCCGGAACCGTCCTCTTATGAGGGAACTACCAGCACAATCGTGGACTCCGGACGAAATGTTCAAGGCAAAGTCGTTGGAGCTGTCGTGCGGCATGACGTAGCAAAAGTCACGATGTCTTGGAATTATCTTACTGCCAAGCAATGGGCCACCATTCTAAGCCTATTTACCGCTAATTTTTACTGCTCTGTTCGGTTTTACAATCAGGTGACCGCAGGATACACGACGCGGCAGATGTATGTCTCTGATCGAACTGCCGGAATGTGGCGCAGAAGCCCGAACAATGGCAGTATTATGGGGTGGACTGGCGCAAAATTGTCTCTTGTTGAGGTGTAATGTATGGAAAGAGCTACCGACAAATGGACGCAAAAGTTTAACAACACGCTTGTGCCCGAAACTTTTGTCGAGATAACGGTTGGCATCACTGCGCCGGGTGTAAACAAAAAGGCAAAATTTGTCACGTCTACTATGAGTGCGTTCGCAAACGCGAATGCTCTTTCACAAGCTGGAGTGGTTTCCTTTGTAAAATATGGCACTGGCGAGCCTAATCTTTGCGTGCTTGATGGCAGCTGCAAAGTCGTTCCCGCTTCTGCTCCGTATGAAAATACCGGGTTCGTTAGCTCTACAATCTTCAGCTCTTCTAACCACCCTGTTGTTTTTGCCACGTTTGCCAGCGAGGTAAAATCTTCCGTTCCGGGCGTCAATATTATCTGGTCGTCTATTTTTAACGAATACGCTACCAGCTTCAAAGTCACTTCTTATCTTGGCACGCAAGAGCTTAATTCTGTCACCGTTACAGGGAATGCATCGGTATTCTCCGATGTGGAGATTGAGCTGAGCGGGTTTGATGCCGTTAAAGTAGAAGTTTTGGATTGGTGCATTCCGAATCGCAAGGCCCGGATTGAACAGTTCAGAATTGGACAATATCTGATTTTTGACAAGACGAAAATCCTTTCCTATAGTCACACCTCTTCTCGTGACCCAATTTCCGGCCAGCTTTCGCGGGAAAGTATTTCGTTTAGTCTTGATAACAGCGACCGTACATGGGATTCTGTCAATCCTCAAGGCATCTACAAGTATATTTACGAACGTCAGCCCATCTCTGTACGCTACGGCATGGATATTGATGGTAAGGTCGAGTGGGTCAATGGTGGCAAGTTCTTCCTGTCGGAGTGGAGCGTTCCCGCTAACAGTATTGAGGCAAGCTTTTCCGCCCGCGACTCCTTTCTTTACTTGATGTCCACTACCTACACCGGCAGAAAATACGGTACGCTCTATGAGATGTGCTACGACGCTTTGGAGCTGTTGGAAGCAGATGAAATCACCTTCGATATTTCGGACGAACTGAAAGATTATTCTGCTGACATCTCTTCAGATGGCTCTTCGTATAAAAACTCTGATATTTTGCAGCTTGCAGCCAACGCAGCGGGCATGGCATTATATCAGACGCGAGATGGCGTTATCACCATCAAGCGGGCGTATGAATTTGGCTCCGGTACGGATGTTGAGGACATCACTCTTCTCAACAATTATTCTTGGCCTGAAATCACTTTCGCACAAAACCTTCTTAATGTCACGACCTCTGTTGGCAACAAAACATACGCTTACCCTGAAAACCCTTCCGGCCGTGGCGTATCTCAGAGCTTGAGCAACGCTCTTCTTTCTGAGTCTACGCTTGAAAAGTCTCGAAACGCCCTTACGGAATCTTACAGCGTACTTTCCAATCGGCGCAAAGCCACTTTGGAATATCGAGCCAGTCCCATAACGGACGCTTTGGATTTCGTGAAAATCCATCATCAGTTCGATTACAGCGCAACTCTGTTACTAACAAATGTGTCTTATACCTACAATGGATGCTTTAAAGGCAAACTTGAAGGATATATGATGGCAGATGTTAAGTCTTTGACTGTAGACAAATCCAACGAGACACTCGAGTGGGGACAGTCTGTAGTGATCACTGCCATTCTCTCCCCTGCCTCCCAAGATTCGCCTAAAATCAGTTGGTCTGCATCTCCAGAAGGCATCGTTTCCCTCCATGTGCTTACCAATACAGAGGGAAAGTCCACCTGTCAGGTCAAATGGAACTCCCCCGGCACAACTATCGTTACTGCTTCTGCTGGTGGCAATTCTGCCAG